CATCTGTATGACGGTCGCGTAGGCGTCGCGCCACTCGTCGGGCGTCTCCATCATGTCGCCACGGCCCGGGTCGACGGCGCGCATCTGCGGCCACATGTCCGTCGGGTCCTGCCCCCACGGCGTGCCGTTCAGCGCTAGCACGTGCACCGCCTCGTCGGCGATCGCGATGGCCGCGCGCGACCTCGCGGACTTGTGGTTCTTTATCATCCACGCCTCGTCGAGCACGACCGCGTCCGGCCGCCACGCGACGAGCGCCCTCTCCATGTGGCGCAGCATGTCGTAGTTGACCGCCACCACGAGCTGGCCGCCGCCGGCGGACTCCTCCATGTGCCGCATCATAGCGGACCGCTCCTTGGCGTTGCCGTCGAGCAGCGGCACGAACAGCGGTGGGTCCGCCAGGTAGCGGTACACCTCCTTTTGCCACTGTAGCGTCAGGTCCCGTGTGGGCACCACGACCAGCGCGCGCCGCGAGCCCCACGCCTTTATGAGCATGGCCGCCGTCAGCGTCTTGCCCGTGCCTTGCTCCGAGGCGTTGAGGAACCCGCGCTCCTTGTAGGCGAGCGCGCAGAACTGCCGCTGCGCCGCTGTCGGCACGGTCCAGCCGTTCGCGCGCGCCTCCTCGAGGAACGCCGGGGCGAGGGCCGGCTCGGCCCGGGCCCACTCTGCCATGACCCTGTCGTCGGGGCGCATGAGCTCGTTTCGCATCGCGAGGTACACCTCGTGCGCGGACGCGGCCACGCCGCACGCCTCGGCTACCATGATGTTGGTGCGCGAGGCCGGCAGCGCGACGAACGTCTTGTCGCCCGCCCGCCGCCTCTCGGCGCCCTGGACCCGCAGCAGGTGCTTGAGCACCTTCGGCGGCCCGGACGCGCATATTAGCCTGTTTCTGCCTTCTGTGAGTGCTGAGAGCCTGTACGGTACCATTGCCGGGGACGCGCCACCTGCCATACGTCGGCTCCTTTCTGTGGTTGGTTGTAGTCTAAAGCTGTATCTGGCCGATGACCTTGCCGTCGGCGTCGAGCAGGAACGCCCACCCGTCGAGGACGTGGTCGTTCGCGTATATGCGCAGGCCCTGGAACTCGACGTGGTTCTCGGTAGCCGTCTGCGTCACGTCGGCGCAGAGCGCCTTGAGCCCGGCCGCTGTGCGGCGGCTCATCGAGAGCGCCACCGTCTCGGGCGGTATCTCCTGTGTCTTTGTCGTGCCGGGCCCGACGGCCCTGTGCACCGCCTGCGCCACCTCTAGCGCGTCGTCTATGATGCTCACGCGTTGTGCCCCTCCCAGGACGGGCTGTCGTACCAGCCGATAGGGCGCACCAGCTCGCCGCGGCCCGACGGCGAGTAGCGCTTGCGCCCTTTCGTGTTCAGAGTCTTCGCGAACTCGCCGAGGCAGCGCTCGACGTTGACCAGCGACAGCTGCACCTCTGCGCCGGACCTGTCGTGCAGCCACGGGAAGTCGAGGCACAGCGCCTCGAACGCCAGCGACTGCCTGGCCGCCATGTCCCGCACCGCGTGCAGCAGCGTGGCCTGCGGCCCCTTGACGCCCATAGCGTTCAGGGCCTTGGCCGCCTGGCTGGAGACCGGCGCCCACTGGTCCAGGCTGCCGCGCGACCACGTCCTGCCGTCGGCCAGCGGCTCTGCCAGGTCGCACGCGACCTCCCAGGCCGCCGCCGGCCGCGCGCCGGGCATGGCCGCCAGCACCTCGTACTGCCCGCGTATGGTCGGCGCCTTGCAGAAGGCCTTGGTCGCCTCCCGGGACGCGCGCACCATTGCGACTATCTCGGCCGCCAGCGCCTCCGTGTTGTCGTCGCCGGGCTCCTTGGCGCGCGGCAGCTCCGCCCCGCCTATGCACTCCTCCTCGCGCAGCGCGAGCTCCACGAGCGCGGCCCAGTGCTCGGACAGGTCGTTAGCCATGCCCTCGCGCGGGTCGCCGTCCAGCAGCCGCACGCCGATCGGGTCGGTCAGCACCTTGTACACGAAGCCGCCGTACGTGCGCCACACCATCAGCCGGGCCAGCGGCCGCAGCCACGGGTCCACCATGTTGACGTGGTCAGACAGCCTGCTGTTTATCGCCACAGCCCGCGGGCTGCACTCCCTGTACGGGCAGGCCGTGTGCAGGCCCGGCCAGTCGGCCTCCGCTGCATCCGCGGCCGGCGGCCACCACTCGGCCTGCGGCATGCCGTCGCGGCGCCTCTGCCACGCCGTCTGCCGCGCGTGCACGAACCGCCAGAACCTCCGCTCAACGTCCCTGTCCGGCGTCACCCATGGGGTCACGGTAGCTCCTCCCCCTCGCCGAACGTTATCTCTGTGCCGGTGAACCGCGCCGGGTCCTGCGGCGGCCGCTCCATCTCGTACTTGCCGCCGAGCCCGTCTGTCAGCCGGACCGGCGTCGAGAGCGGCACGCCGCTGAGCGTGAACGACTCGACCACCTGCACAAGCTCGCCCAAAGTCATGTCTGCCATACCGGCTACCCCCATATGTTGTGTGCTGCACCGGCACCTACGGTTGCTCGGTGTTGTTCCGGTGCAGGTTCCCGCTGCGTGGGCCTACGGTTGCTCGGCCTTGCCACGCACTCGGTTCTTTTGTCGCACGATGCGACATGTGTGCCGGCCGCGTCGACCGCGGCCGGCAGTGGCCACATTGCGGACCGCCGTTCGGCGTGTTGCCCCGGTGGGGCGCCCCGGCTATCGCGGGCGCCGGCCGGTCCGCACATACCACGCGCTCACGCCGCCCAGATCGGCGCGCGCCCGGCATTTGCGCCGCCCAGTCAGCCCTTGGTGAGGGCGACGGTCGTGTGGTAGGTCGTGCCCGGCCCGCCGACGTCGAGCGTACCGCCGACGTGCGTCCCCGTCGCGGACACCTTGCCCGACACCGAGAAGGTGTTGCCCAGGTAGGTGTACGTGCCCGTGATGGCGCCCGAGGCGTCGATCGAGCCGGCGATGTAGCGGTAGCCCGCGTTGTTGACGGCGAGCGTGGCGGACAGGCCACCGTCCTGCGTGACGTCGGCCGTCATGGTCCCGGCCAGGTCGCCGGAGAACGTGCCCGAGTAGTGGCCGGTCCAGGCAGACGGGCCGCCGCCCCCGGTGGTGGAGCCCGTAGTCGAGCCCGTGGTAGAGCCGGTCGTGCCGCCGCCCGGCGAGGAACCACCTCCGCCCCCGCCGCAGCCGGCGAGCAGGCCCCCCACAATGGCGATCGCGGCCGCGGCCGCATAGCAACTGCGTCTAATCATCTGTGCGCCCTCCTTGGTGGGCATGGTAAAAACGAAGCGGCCGGCGCGCAGCTTGTTCGCTGTGCGCCGGCCTTCGGGTGTAGGCCCGTTGGGCTACGCGGTGGCCGTGGCCTTCTCGCGCGACTTCTCGAGCATCGCCTTCGCCTTCGCGGCCGCCTCCTTGGCGCGGGCCATCGCTGCGTTCGCGACCGCCTCCTGCTGCTTGGCGTACTTCTCCGCGGCCTCGGGCGTCATCTCGTCGACGTTCACCTTCGAGCGCGGCTTGCCCGACGTGGTCGGGACGTACTTGGAGGCGTCCTCCTGGATAGCGGCCCACTCGGCGGCGACCGCCTTGTCGAGGATGCCGCGGAGCAGGTCGCCGACCTTCACGCCGCGCTGCTTGGCCGCGCGGTTGATGGTCTCGTTGTCCTCCGGCTTCTGGTTGAAGTCGACGTACGTGGTCTTCCAGTCCGCGGGGATGCCGCGGGTGATCTTGTTCTTCGGCGACAGCTTCTTCTCCGTCGCCGCCGCGGGGGCCGCCCCGTTGGTCGCGGCATGCGCCGCTGCGGCCGCGCCGCCCTGCCCGTGCTGCTTCTTCTCGTCGCTCATGTTCGTTGTCCTCGCCCCTTTTGTTGAGTTGGTTTTTGGTTTGTCTCTTGACTTGCTGCCTGGCCCATCGGGGCCGGCTTCATGTACATTATACCCAGGCCGGGGCCCTCTTGTAAACCCCTTCGGCCGGCCGCTGGCCGATATTTTTTCGGCCGCTTGTGCGTCCTAGACGAGGCCCAGGCGCGTCAGCCTTATCATGTCGTGCACCGACGCCTCCAGCTCCGCCGCGACCTCCAGCGACTCCGCGTCGCCGGCCGCTCGCAGCTCCGCGACCATTAGCACCTGGTCGGCTAGGTCGGTGCACGTCGCGCACTGCCCGTCGGTCAGCTCCTCCGGGTTGTGCCAGTAGTTGCAGTAGGCGCACTGGCGCGCCTCGCCGAACCTGAGCCGGCGCTCGGGCACGATGCCCATCGTGGCCACCACCTTCCCGTCGATCATGTACACCCAGTCGCCGTGCGCCCTGGTAGTCGGCCACAGGTTGCCCGGCGCCTCCGGCTCGCCCGACGCCCACGCGTCCGGGTAGTACGCCGCCTTCTTCTGCTTCAGACGGCTGCGGTGGTTGGAGTGCAGCGCGTCCAGCCCCAGCCACGGCGGCGGCCGGTACGACGTCGACGGGCCGTACCTGGACACCAGCCCCAGCAGCTCGCGGTGCGTGCCGTCCGGGCCGGCCCCCTGCCGCACGTTCCACTCGCAGCACATGGCCAGCGCGTAGTCCAGCAGCGCCTGCTCGTGGCCGCGCCACATGAGCACGGCCGGGTGCGACGCCCACGGGCCGTCGTCGCGCCTGTCCAGCGTCCTAAGTATGTGCAGCGCCTCAAGCCGCTGCTTCATCAGCCGGCGGGGGTCCAGCGCCCTCGCCGACTCCCTGAACCCCGGGTGGGGCAGGAACGTCTGCATGTCTGCTCGCCTCCTCTGCGAATATGTGCCTCTCGTAGTCGCGCCGCCACAGCAGCGCGAAGTTCTTGAACACGCGCGACGCCTCCAGCACGCCCGCCGCCCAGACGCTGGCCGGGCTGGACGGGTCCGCCGGCTCGAACGGCGCGTCGCCGCGCACCGGCCGCTGCAGCAGCGTCGCCGCCGCCACGACCATGTTGAGCACCTCGGGGTACGACTGCTCCATGTTGGCGAGCACGTCCACCTCCTCGGTCTTGACCAGCTGCTCGTCCATGCCCGCCTCGGGCTCGTGGGCGTACAGCTGTATGCGTATGAACCAGCCAGGTTTCCTAGGCATAATTATTGTACCCCGACGCCGAGGCCTGCGGTCACCTCGTCGCCATGTCGTCTATGTCGCTGTGCTCCAGCTCGTGGTACCTTCTGCCCGCGCGGTCGAGGCCGCCGACCACCGCCTCTGCGTCGACGTCCGGGATGCCGAACCCGGCCGTCGCGCGCCTGAACCTGTCAGAGCTCTCGGCCTCCATGACCCGCAGCCTGGGGAACACGTCGTATATGTCGGGCACCAGGGATTATGACGGCCTGCGCCTCGGCCCACGAGCACCCGCCGGACGGCGTCGCCGACTCGATCGTGTCCCGCACTATGTTGCCGTACCACCGCCTCAGCATCTGTATGCAGTTGTGCAGGTGCTGGTCCGACAGCTCCGCTATGCGGACCACGTCGAACCTGGCCGTCGTCCAGAACTGCAGTCTGGCCTCGACGTCCCCGTAGTCCAGGCCGGCGGCCGCGCACTTGCGCCGCACGACCGCACGATGCAGGGCGCGGTAGTGCTCCAGTATCTCGGCGTGCCCCTCGCGGAACTCGTCGCCGAGCAGCGCGCCCAGCATCTCGCGCTCGAACGCCTCGGCCGCCATCTCGCCGCGCGGCTCCATCCAGGTGCCGAGCGCGTTGATGTACATCGACACGTTCGAGTAGGAGCGGGCGAGCCTCTCGCCCTGCGCCTTAAGCTCCGTCTCAAGGTCCACGTCGGACAGTTCCGACGCCCACCTGCCCGCGACCCAAAGGCCGCGCTCGTCGTCGTCAAGCACAGTCGCCCCCAGTCTTCCACTCCGCGGCGGCGTCTTCCGCCGTCGCCTGCCTAACGTTGTTGCTGACCACGCATGTCCTGCCCCGCGACGAGAATATGACATGCCCGGTCACCACAAAGAAGCCGTCCGCGCCGTCCGGGAACGGCGCCCTCAGCGGCGCGCCGCCGTACACGGCCGCACCCGCCACCCTGTCGCCCTGGAAACCTGCCACCGACAGCCTGCCCGCCTCGGCGGCGACCAGCAGCTTGACCGGCTTCTTCGGGCGCGGCGTGCCCTGGACGTGCCCGACGTGCCACGCCGGGCACCACTTGCACCTGTACGCGTTGTACCGCTCGTGGCCGCGGCTCCTGGCCGAGGCCTCGCGCCTCGCCTCCTGGCGCGTGTACCGCGCCTTGCCGAGGCACGACGACCTGTAGTCCATCCGCCGCATCACAGCGGAGACGTCGAGCTCGTCTGCCACCTCCCGCCCCCTTCCGCAGCGCCGGCGCGCGCCGCGTCTACCAGCGCCACTGCCGCCTGCGGCGACAGCGGCGGCGTCTCGAGCACCATCTCGCCCTCGGCCATCGGCGTCCGCCGGTAGATCGGCGCGTTGTCGCCCTCGGGCGTGCCGGTCAGCACGAGCGTCGCGCAGAGCGGGAACTCGCCGCCGGCAGCCTGCAGCCTGGGCGGGAACACGGACCCCCGGCCGTCGGGGTGGTCTGTGAACTCGGCCGGCCCGAGCACGTGCACCTCGTCCTGCCTGCAGCCGTACGGCATGCCCGGCCGCCTCTCAAGCAGGTGCCGCACGGCGAGCCCGGCCGACTCCCCAGCCGACTCCCTGTTGGTCAGCGGCGTGCCGTGCGCCGAGAAGTGGCGGTACACCAGCCAGTCGGCCCCGGGCGCCGGCCACGTCCCCAGGCCTGGCGGGACGACCGCCAGGCGCAGCTCGGTCAGCGCGCCGGCTATCGGCACCGACACGAACGGCCACCTGTGCGCGTGCGGGTTGCCCGGGTCGCGCATCTCCCCGGACGCCGGCCACACGTGCAGCCTGAGCTGCCACCCCCTGGCCGGCGCGGACCCCGGCAGCCACGGGTCGCCGTCCCTGGCGAGCGTCACCTTGGCGAAGCCGTTCGAGTGCACGAACGACCTGGCCGCGACGGCGGCCATGGCCGCCTCGTCGTGGGCGAACGCCTGCAGCTCCCACAGGCAGCTATTGTACACGTCGTGCATCGCGGCCACGGCGGCCGCTGCCCACTGCGGCTCGTTGCTCCTCGGCGCCACGCTGAACAGCGCGGCCATCGCCGGTATGTCCCTCTCCGATAGCATCCCTCATCCTCCTGCGCATCTCGGCCTCCGACGGGCCGATCGAGTTCATCCGCTGCCAGGCCGCCAGCGCCCCGAGTGCGCCCAGGCCGCACGCGGCGGCCACCCACAGCAGCTCCGTCATTGCCCCGGCATGTCCACGGGCAGCGCGCCGGACCGCCACTCCGGCTGTAGCAGGTGGTCGCCCATCTGCGGGTGGGCCGAGACGGCGCCGACGGCCTGGGCCAGCATCTCGGCGGACTCGGGCGGCGGGCCGACCGGCGCCCTCGTGGCGTACAGCGCCTTCGGGTCGACCCCGAGCCGCATGCACTTCTGCCTCATGTTGTGGTAGTCCCAGCGACCGCCAGTCTGGGTCGTGATGTTCGCCGCGTTGCAGACGTTGCACAGGTCCTGGTACGTCGGCGGTGCGTACGCGCCCCACACGACGGTCACGAACTGCACCAGGAAGTGGTAGAACGTGGTGTCCCACGCCGCGCCGCCGACCGAGCAGACGTCCACCTCGTCGATGAACGCCCCGAGGTCGAACGGCATGCGCCCCGTGCAGTCCTGGCACAGCAGCACCCTGCCGTACCCCTCGGGCGCGCCCTTAGGCGTCTCCCTGACGCCCATAATGCGGACCGGCTTCAGCCTGCGCACCGCGTCCCCGTCGACCATGCCGTCCCACGCCCCGCAGGACGCGCATACCGGCCTGTCCTCTGCCATGTGTAAACCCCCTTGGCCATTTTGTTAATTGTAGCACACTAGCCGGCCAAAAGTCAAGGCCCAAGTGCGCGCTCACATGTCCGCCATGAAGCGGAAGTTATCCACCTGCTGCGCCACGTCGAGCGAGCCCAGCGGTCCGAAGCCGACCAGCAGCGTGCCTGCCAGCTCGTCCACATGTTGGACGTCGCCCATGGTGCCAGGCGGCACCAGGTTGGCCTTGTGGGCGTCCGGCCTGCGCACAGTTGCCCACATGCTCACAGTTGTGTACACACGGTCGCCGCGCTTGGCACCGCGCGACGGGCCCGTTATGCGCTCGCACGGCAGGCCGTCGCCGTCCAGGTGCCAGCACTCGTGCCAGTGGCCGTCGCTGGCCATGTACTCGCTGCACCTCTCGCCGCAGCCGTCGCATGTGACTGACACGTTCTGGCCGGCGTCGCCCAGGTACTCGGACCTGTTCGGCAGCTTGTCGTCTCGTGTCTGCCAGCCGCGCGTCTCCATGTCAAGGTCTGTCGCCAACGTCTCCACCTCCGTTTCCACTGTGGGCCGCCTCGGCACCGGCCTGAACCATGGCCTCCACGGTGCCCACAACGAGGCCGACGAACTCGGCCGCCACCTCGTGCTCCCACACTGTGTACACTAGCCAGCCGTCGGCCTCAAGGGCCGCCACGGCCGCGGCGTGGCGGCGCACGTTCGACTCGAACTTGAGCCGCCACCTCTCGGCGTTCGGCCCGCCGGGCGGCGGCAGTGCGCACTCCTCGCAGCGGTGCCAGTAGCACCCGTTGAGGAACACTGCCACCCTCTCCGCGCGCCATACGAAGTCCGGCGTGCCGGGCAGGCCGCGCACGTTCATCTCGAACGCCGGCAGCCCGGACTGGCGGAGCACCTCCGCCAGCACGAGCTCCGGCCCCGTGCCTGTCGACCGATTGGAGGCCATCGACCTGCGCGACCCCTCGGTCGACGCGGGCACCCACTTATCTCTGCTGTTGGCTACTCGCTCCACCTCCTTGCCGTACGTGCCTCTAAGTGCGTTGTCGGCCCAATCACCCATCGCGGCCTCCCCTGTACATCGGGCACGTATCGTCGTGCTGGTCCCCGATCATGTGGGCCGTGTTGCCTGCGGCCATCCGCTGGAACGTCTCCTGCGAGCACGTGCAGGCGAGGGCCCTCGTGTTGTGCGGCCCGAGGGCCACGAAGTCGCGGCCGTACACCGCGCCGGCCTTCTCGGGCTCGGGCAGCATGCCGGCGGCTGTCCGCAGGATGTCGGCCTGCTCGCGCATCGGGAAGGCGCCCAGCCCCATCTCGTAGGGCGAGCGTATGTCGAAGCCCGCGTTGGTCAGTGCGAGCACCACGCGGTTGATCCGCTGGTTCTGGGCGTGAAGGAACGCGCCCAGGTCGCAGATGTGTGTGCTCTTGTCCTCGAACGTGACCGTCAGGAACTGCGGGTTGCCGTTGGTCTGGACCTTGTGGACCTTGTCCAGCGTGTCCCACGATACTGTCATCTCGGTGTCCCCTCCTCGGCGGACAGGAAGCGGCGGCACACCGCCGCGAACGTGTCCGCGTCCATTGATAGCGCGACCGTGCCGCCGAAGCTGAGCTCGACCTCGCCCTCCATGCTGCGCACGACCCTCAGCGGGCCGGGCGCGGTCGACCACCCGGTCGCGGCGTGCCTGAACGGCCACTGCTCGAACGCGAACGACTCCTCGCCGCGCGCCGGCAGCTCGCCGTCTACGCGCGACCTAGTCTGTGCTTCCGGCATCGGCGCCCTCCTTGGGCCATGCCCCGTCATCGCCGAGCCGCACGACCTCGGCGCCCGAGCCCGGCACGCACCGCACCGCGTACGGTATGCCGTTGTCCTCGCAGAAGTCGATGACGTACTGCGTAGACTCGCGCATCGCCGAGTGCGTGGTTCGGCCGTACCTGACGAATGCGTCTATGACCTGCTGCACCTGGCCGTTGCGCCACGGCGTGGTCACACGCCGCGGCGGTATCACGTATGCGCGCTCGCGCTTGTCGAGCCGCCTGGACGGGTGCGCCAATTCAAGCCCCTTGGCCGTCGCGTACATGACCAGCTTGCCGCCCGAGACGCGCACGTCGTCGAGCGGCACGCTGACAGTCAGGTCGCGCGTCCTTATCTCGACCTCCACCTCGGCGTACGAGGGGACGTCGTCTGCCATCGCGGCCACCAGGCCAGCGTCCTTGCTACCCGGCATTGGCCGCCCTCCGGCGGGCCGCGTCGACCTGCGCCTGCACCCTGGCCGCCTCGCGCTCAAGGCGCTGGGCCTCGGCCATCAGCTCGTCAGCCGTCATCTCGTCGAGCGGCTTGGCCGCGCGCCTGATGCCCGGCGTGTACAGCGCCGCGTCGGCCTGTATGGCGTCCCACTCCTGGGTGAGGCCTGCCGACAGCATCTGCCCGAGCATGGCCGCCAGCGTCTTGCCCCTGGTCTTGGACGCGCGCACGAGCACCTCGTGGTCCTCGGGCTTAACGTTGAAGTCGACCCACGACGTGATCATGCCGGGCGGCACGCCGCGCGCCTCCTTGGACTTGGCCGTGCGGCCCTTCTTCGTCGGCGTCTCGCCGAGCGGCGGCGCCGCGGCCGCCTGCGCGGCCTGCTTGAGCGCGGCCGTCGCGGCGCGCGCCTTGCCTACTGTGTCTGCCATTTGTGCTTCGCTTTCCGGGCACGATGCCCTGTGTGCTCAGTTCCAGAAGGACTCGTCGCGGTGGAACCGCTCCCGCGCGTCCGGGACGAGGAAGTCGTCCACTGCCTTGTTGTAGGCCGCCACGACGGCGGCCCTGTCCGCTATCCTGCGGCCGACGGCCACGATCTGCAGCTGCTCGGCGCGGCCGGCGTTCCACGCACGGCCGTCGTCGGAGTAGTCGAACGTGATGTCGTGCAGGTGGCACAGCGCCGTGAAGTGCCGCAGCAGCTGCTCCTGGCTCGCGTTGTCCATGTCGATCGCGACCCAGTCCAGCTCGGCGTGCCCGTTGCGCTCCGTCGGCACGCCCCACTTGTAACCGTTCGCGGTGTCGCAGTACGCGACGCCGGTGGCCCGGTCGTGTTCCACGGGCGAGGGCGTGCCCCACCTGTCGCGCTTCTGCACCAGCACCGGGTCGCCGGCGGCGAACTTGAGCTCGAGCGCTTCCTTCCTGTTCATCTGCGCCATTTGCGCCTCCTATGTCGTTGTGTGGAGCACGCGGCTCCGGAGGCGGCCGCCCTCGGGCGACGGCCGCGACCGCAGACGCGCTACGCGTTCCGCTGCGCCGACTCGATCGACGCCATCTCTACCGCCGACCCGGACTGGGCCGGCGCCGTCTCGTGGTAGAACGCGACCCTGATCGCCGCGAGCTGCTCGCGCCACGGGCCGCGCGGCGGCACCTGCTCGTCCCACCTGGCGACCACGTTGGCCGCGCGCTCGTCGCGCTCGTGGACCTCGTGGCCGCACAGGTGGGCCAGCACTGCCGCCGCGGCCGCCCCGGCGTAGGAGTCCTTGTACTCGCGGCCCTCCTGCATGCGCGTGATGGTGTCGACCGCGAACTGGTAGCTGTCGGTCGGCAGCACGGCCGTCTCAGGCCGCGACGCAGGCCCGAATATGAACAGCGCACACGGCCGCTCGCCCCAACCCATCGCTCGCGACGAAACGCGCTCGACCGGCTCGATGCCGACAGTGTACCTGGTGCCGTCGCCAGGCTCGAACTCTGTCTCTATGTACAATCGCCAATCCTCCGTGCACATGTTGTTGAGGCGGGGGCGTGTGCACCGCCCCCGCCCTCGCGGCGCATGGTTGCCGGTCTGTCGCGCTGCGAACGCTCACCGACCACGTTCCACCCGGGCTATCGCAATACGGGCTATATGCGCCGCAAGCCTTGAACGTCAGCTCCAAAGGTAGTTCGGCGGCGTCGTCGACACGTCGGCGTGCATGACGGTCTTCTTCGCCCCGAGCTCAAGCGGCATCGTCCCGAGCGGCTCGCGCACAACCATGCGCGCGCCCACCTCGTCGTTCACTTCGACCGGCGCCACGATCAGGTTGAGCGCCTCCTGGATTTCGTACATCATGATGTAGGGCGACGCGTACTGTACGTTGTTCGTCTCCCGCTCCACGTTGTCGATGAGCATGTGCCCAAACTGCTCGCTCCAATGAGCGCACACGATGAAATGCTCCCCGCTGGTCGTCATGACCTTGATGCCGTTTACCTTCATGCTTTCGTTCTCCTTGTTTTTGACGTTGATTTTTCGCAGGACCCTGCCTGCACCTATATTATACCCGAGCGTACTCAACTGTGGCTAAACAGGCGTCAGGAATTTTTTTCGAACCTCCCGACGTCAACCGTGTAGACGCTCCCGACGAAGTACCTGGCGGCCGTGCGGTTGTCCACCTCCACGGCCACCTTCACTCGCTCGTCGTCGTGGCTCCTGAAGCGCAGGAGGTAGGCGTCGCGCCTGTACCTCTTGCGCTTGTAGTACAGCACCATGTTGGTGTATGTCACCTGGCGAGCCCCCTGAGCCTCTTGCGCATGCCAGACAGCTTGTCGTACGCGAACGGGTCCTGCGACCACGCGTCGCAGGGCACGTTCTTGTCCAGGTGCCTAAGGCCCTCGGACAGCACCGGCAGCTCCTCGCGCGTCACCCAGAACGACTCGGACGGCGCGTCCGCGCCCTCCTCCCAGTCCTTGGCCAGCGCGGCCTCAAGCTCGTTGAAGCCCTCGGACGTCGCCACGTCCTGCAGGCGCAGCATCTGCGCCTGCAGCGAGTTGTAGGCCGACGCCGACGGCCGCTTGACGAACTCGTTCACGCGCCGCCGCAGCTCGGCGGTCGCCTCCGTCCGTGCGCGCCGCCGCTCCTCGCGGAAGCGCGCCTCGGCCGGGCTAGTCTGTGCGTACATTGCGCATGTCCTCCCTGATCTGCCTGACGTGCGGCGCGGCCGCCCTGATGTGCACCTGCAGCACTATCCAGGTCGCCAGCGCGCCGATCAGCACGATCGCTGCGACTATCAGCCACTCGCTCACCTCGGCGCGCGTCGGGCCGATGCGGCCGAACGTGTTGTCCATGTCGCGCGACCACTCCTCGAACGGTATAATCTCGCCGTCCTCGTCGCGCGGCAGGTTGTCCCTGCTTACCTTGCCCTTGCTGTTCTTGTCCATGTCACCACCCCCTGTCGCCGAAGCCCTGCAGGTTCTCCACGGACTCCGGCGCGACAAACTCGTACGTGTACGGCTGGTTGACCGCGTCGGCCGGGCCGCAGTTCTGCCAGCCGGCGATGTCCAGGCCGAACACGAACCCGGACAGCGACTTCTCCGCGTCGTCCCTGAACTCCTGCTCGGGCAGGTGCACGGTGACGTCGTAGCCGTCGAACCGCGCCGACGACTGTATGGACACCTCGAACCTGGCGTCGTGGTGCAGCGAGGCCAGCGTCTGGCCAAGCTCGCGCACCATCTTCTGCGGCGCGCTGTCGTAGTACCCGACCCTCACGCGCCCGTCGAACGTGCTCTCGTGCCTTATCTCCATTTGCCTACCACCCCTTCGCGCCGTCGCCGGCCATGGACCAGCACAGCGATATGAGCTCGGACGCCGCACACGGGTTGCCGTCGAGCCACTCGCTGACCGAGTACAGCTCGCCGGCCGTCGTCACATCCTTACGCGATATTGACGCCATCGCCACGAGCAGCGGCGGCGGCACCGACTTGATGTTCGCCAGCGGCATGACCTGCACTTTGTCGAACGGCTCCACAAGGTCGTCGTTCAGCCAGGCGACCAGCCTGCCCTTGTCCTCGGTTGCCAGCACGACGAACGTCTGCTCGCTGTGGCCGATGCCGACGCTCACGCTGTAGCGCTCATTCTCGAACTCGCGCCTATCCATGTCTGCATAGTCAACCCACACGTCTAGCGTGCACTCCAGGTCCTCGTGGCCCAGCTGCATCGCCCAGTGCGGGCAGACGTCATTGTGCCACGAAGAGTCGGCAAACCCGAGCCGCTCGAGGAGCGCTTGGACGTCCTCGGGTACCCCCGCGTCAGGGTGCTCTCTGCGCCAAGACATAGTCTTACACCTCCGTTGTTTGTTCTGACGGGCTCGTCAGGGCGCGCGTAACGCGCCGACGCGGCCGTCCGTGGCCGCGTTTCGCCCTTAGTACTGCTGCTCGTCCGTGACGCTCTTGCCGTACTTCGTCTTGACCTTTCGCGCCTCCCTGTTGACGGACTGCACTATGAAGTGCGGGCACGGTTTGCCCTCCACTGTTCCTTGTGCGCGCTCATTGTCGATCTTCAGCCGCATGCCGTTGCCGCAGAACGGGCATACGGTCAGCACCTCTCCCTTTGCGTCCATTGTGTATCCTCACTAGTAGCACACATAGCGCGTTGCACACCGCCTCTATAGCGACGCAGAAGCTCATATGTCTGTCCTCACGCGCCGCCGCTCCGCGCGGCACAGCAGCTCCACGACGTTCTGCAGCCGGGTGTACAGGTCCATGTCGCCGGTAGCGTCCTGCACCTCCATCGCGATCGAGTCGAACTGCTTGCGCATGAAGTCCACCGCGCCGTCCATCTCGGCGTCGCGCCTGCCGTGGTAGACCAGCTCCACCGCGCGCAGCACCTCGGACGCCTCGTACCTCTGGTTCGACACTGTGTAGTGCGCCGCGTCGCCGAGCGTGTGCACGCCGAGCGGCAGGACGTTCGGCATCCGCTCGCCGTCCTTCCACTCGTCCTCCACGAACCCGGCCTCTGCGCCGGGGAACTCGTGGAAGTTTGCCAGCGTGTGCACCTCCTCGCACACGGCCTCGCAGGCGCCGATCATGATCGTCGCCCCCACGAACGCCGCGAACGAGCAGGTCGGGTCGTTGTCGTCCTTGTAAGCGGCCTTGATGTCACGCCCTGACCCGGGCTTGATCCACGCCGTGACGCGCACGGCGTCCCTGTCTTCCATCTTTGCCATTGGTGCACGATGCTCCTTGTGTACTGTTGTTCCGCGAGCGGGCTCGTCGGCAGGCGCCCAACGCCTGGACGCGGATGTGAAGTCCGCGTTTCGCCCTTCAGTCCTTGAATATGCGCTTTTGAATGTCCGAGCGCAGAAGCCGTATCGCGTCGATAATGCCCTGCGCCCTGGCCACCTCCTCTGCCGTCAGCTGGTGCTTCTCCTGCAGGTCGTCAAGCTTCTTGGCGTCGGTCTCCACCCACGTCGTCACCACCTCGAACAGCTGCTGCTTGTCCCCGCCTGCCGCCTCGATGTCTGCCTCGCAGTTCGAGTGGTCGCGGCCGTCGTCAGGCGCGCCGCATCTATTGCACATTCTCATCTGCTTTGCCCTCCCTGGCGCGCGCCATGTCCACGCTCCAGTCCTCGTCCTCGTCGGTGTCGACCAGCGGCAGGCCCTCGGCCTCGCCGTCGTCGATCATGCGCTGCGCCTCGTCCACGCCCGTGCCCTCCGGCACGTCGTACCACTCGCGTATGACTATCGTCCGCTTTATCTGCACTGCATCACCTCCTGCCTGCGAGTATCGCGTTGATCGCGTCTACCTGCGACTGCAGCTCCCGGGCCTGCGCCAGCAGCTCGTCCTCGCTCTCAACCTTCTTGCGCCTGGCGAACCCGCGCTCGGGCTGGAGCCGCGCGGCCGGGTTCGGGCCGCCGTCGCACACGCACGCCTCGACCTGCGGCCACGCCGAGGTGAGCCACTGCCTGGCCTCCTTCGGCGACACCGGGCCGCGCGCCACCTCGACCAGCGGAGGGCTCGGGTCGCCCTCCACCGTGTGCGCGTACACGATCCTGCGCCCGTCCGTGTCGCACGCGACTATCGCGTGCGCCCTCATGCCGCAGGCGCCCACGGTCTCCCAGTCGCCCGTCCTCCTCCCGCGCCTGAGGCGCGGCTGCATCTTGATGATCCCCTCGGCGTCACGGGGGAAGGGTGTTTGAGTCTCCGACATATCGGACCTCCACGACGTCTTGTGTTGTTCTTCTGGCGAATGGCTCGTCAGAGCGGCTGTCACTCCGCGTACACATCGGGGACACCAGGCCCCCGACGCGTTTCGCCACCTAGTGCCTGCTCGTCACCTCGTCGGCCTCCTCGACGACGACCCTGCAGTCGTCGGCCGCGATGGCGTCCGACCCGACCTCGATCGACCCTGCGACAAAGTTGGCGACGCTCATGCCCCTCTCCAGCGCCGCCTCGTGCACGGCGGCGGCCTCCTCGGCGTCCAACTCAATAGCGACCGTGATCTTCATACATACCCCCTGTGTCTTCCTGACTTGACACATATATTATACCCCAGCGCCGCCAAAGACGACCAGACGGGCGCCAACCTATTTTTCGGGCCGGTTGCGCGCCACAGCCGCAGCGACGACGCACAGTCTCGCCTTCGGGCCCGGCGTTTTGGTCAAGAAGCGGCGCAGCAGAGAGGGCGTGGAACCCTGTCTTGCGCCCGGCGCCTTCCGCCCTGCCGATCGAACGCACTGATTTCAGAGCACCTGCTCTATTAACGGTAGACACATGCCCATACGCGCGCCCAAGGCCTCAAAGGGATACGCCCCGTCAAAAACGGATTGTTGTCGTCGCCTGTTATTAGCTGGCAACTCAGAGATGATGATTAAGTTTCGTTTGGAGCGATCGGGCTGGGGGTCGCGCACGGGACCTTTGCCTACCAGTTAGAGCAGGCGCTCTGTCGGCCGGCCACGGCCTCGCCACGGCGGCCCACGGCGGCGGCGCCGGCGACCCTGGGGCCGGGGCCCCAAAGTCGCCGACAGTGGAAGGTAAGCCGGCTTACCTGGCGACCAGGGCCAGGGCAGCGACCAGGGCCAGCGCCCAGGCGGTGGCGGTCAGGCAGCTGCGCCGCAGCCACCCCCGCGCGGCGATGTCCGCGGCCCTGGCGCGCAGGGCCTCTATCTGCGCCTCGTCCATCATAGCACCTCCACGCCGCGACGGCGGACGTCGTTGAGCTTGCGCTCCCCTTCGGTCTCGGTGTGCGCCTGCCTGGACTGCGCCCAGGCCCTGGCCAGCCGCCGCGCCAGGTCGCGCGGCAGCGCCTTGTAGTAGCGCTTGGCGAAGCCAAGCTGTTGTCGGGTCATGATGACCTCCATGTGTTAGTGTACGAGCGCCCAGACGTAGGCGCCGAACACCGACGTCGCGAATGCGACGACAAGCGATGCGATAGCGTATGCCATGGTCCGTCCCCTTTCGTCGTGGACTCGTCAGCCGCGGCGTCACCGCGGGACCGTCGCCACCGCCTCTCGGCGGTGGCTAGGTTTCGTCCTGCTACTTCTTGCGGAGCGCCTCGAGTTTGGCCAGCGTCGCGGCCTGCTGTCGCTGTATCGCCTCGAGCTTCTTCTGCAGGTCCTCTTCGGTCTGCTCGCCTCTCAGCTGGTCGGCGACGACCGGCTCGATCGCCTCGCGGTTCTTGTCGAACCAGTCCATGACGATGCGGCTCGCGAGCTCGCTGGCCGTCGTGTCGCAGGCCTTCGCGAGCAGCTTGAACTTCTCGGAGTCGGTCGCCTCGAAGTTCGGGTACGCCCAGGTGATGGAGCGGTCGTCGTCGATGCCGAGAACCGCCTTGTCCTTCGACGTGAAGTTCTTGCCCGTCGCCTGGTTGACGTCGGTCGTCTTCTTGCGCTGGTCCTTCGCGACCTGGGTGGCGGCGACCATCGCCTTGACGGCGTCCACGATGGACGAAGTGGCTGTTGTTGACATAATCTGTCTCCTGTTGTTTAGTTGTTGGTTTCGTCGATCATTATCGACATCTTTATTATATCATATCATCTCTCATATGTCAATAGATTTCGACATATTTTTTGATTGATTGATTTCGATGTCGATCGGTCGACCTCGTCACCAACATATATATTATACCATGCCCGATGCCCGGAGTTAGTCCCGCGCCACCCGCACGGAGTTTTCCGCCAGAACGGTAAAGTTGGTACGTACTTGGTCTCGCTCGGCCCCTCGGCCGGTATTTTCGGCCGGGCCTGGACCGGCCGGCCTTGGCGCGGTACAATGTAGGCGTGGAGACGCTTTCGCCCCAGGCCGGCAGCCAAGCGCCGGCCAACAACATCGTTGCGCTCGAGCTGCCCGGCGGGCGGCTGGAGCTGGCCCTCGGCTCGTTCGAGTGGACGCAGCCGCGGATCGCCGCGCTGCCTATGCTCGCCGACGGCCGCTTCACGGCTGTAGACGTCGGCCTAGCGGTCGGCGTGTCGGCCGGGGCCGTGCGCGAGTGGACGCGCGACCCAGACTTCGCCGCGGCGGTCACCGCCCTGCGGGCCAGGATGCTGGAGCGCTGCGCCCTGAACGGCCTCGCGGTCAAGGAGGCGCGCGTGGCGCGCCACCAGGACAGGCTCGAGCGCATACAGCAGGTGGTCGAGGAGCGCGCGGCGGCCGGGACCTCCGCGAGGGCCGCGGAGGCCGCCGGCGTCGAGTTCGACGCGCTGCTGGCCTCGGCGCCGGGGGGGTCGTCCGGCCTCGTGGTGCACAGACAGCGCGTGATCGGCTCGGGGCCCAAGGCGGAGGTCGTGGACGAGTTCGAGGTGGACGCCGGGCTGCTGCGCGCGGAGGCGGAGCTGTCGAGGCAGCTGGCCACCGAGCTGGGGCAGTGGACGGAGAAGACTGAGACAACCCAGGTGCGGAAGCTGTACATCGGCATCGACCTGGAGCGCATGTAAAGAGGGAGACGCAAATTGGACAACTCGAGGTTCAACTCAAGGCAGCACACGGTGCTGTCCGCCCCCGTGTCGGTCGGCTCAGGCGTGACGGGCGACATCGTCGCCGCGATCGCGGCCAACGCGCCGGCGCCCGGGGCCGGCTCGCTGTCGTACGGCGCGCAGGCCATCGCCGTCGTCGGGTACAGCCTGACGGTCGACACTGCGGGCGCGTCGTTCAAGTTCATCACAACCGACGGGACCACGCCGGCGGACCTAACCGGCGCGATCAAGTGCGGGCAGTACGCCGACAAGACCGTGCCCCAGCAGCCGGACCCGCTGTTCCAGACGCTGCCCGGCCAGAAGCTGCAGATCGCGGCCGCCGGCGGCGCGGTCGCCGGCTTCGTCAACTACGTGCTCCTGCCCGGCAAGGAGCCGTTCTAGGAGGGAGGCGCGCCGTGCTCACGGGCATCGACAGGCTGCCGGCGGAGGCGCAGGCCGTGGTCGGGGTCGTGTGGGGCTCGGCCGCGCGCCGCGTCGCGGAGTCCGGCGGCAACCCGTCGGACTTCGCCCAGGTCTACGTCGCGACCGTCGCGCTGCTGCTGGACCCGGCGTCGCGGGCGGCTGTCGCGCTGAGGGTGGCGCAGGAGAGGGGCGCGGGCGGTGGCGACTAAGGCGGGCGAGGACAGGACCAGCAAGGCGTTCAGGCCACAGGGGTCGGCGTACGACATACTGTACGACAGGTCCGACACCGTCGGCGTCTGCGGCCCGGCGGGCACCGGCAAGAGCCGGGCGTGCCTTGAGAAGCTGCACCTGCTCTGCGAGAAGTACCCGAACGTCCGGTGCCTGATAGCGAGGAAAACGCGCGAGTCCCTGACGGAGGCCGCGCTGTTCACGTTCGAGGAGAAGGTCGTCCCCGACGGCCACCCGATGAACGTCACCGCCATCCGGCGGTCGCACAGGACGAAGTACACGTACCCGAACGGGTCCGAGATAGCCGTGGTCGGGCTGGACAAGCCCGGCAAGATAATGTCGACGGAGTTCGACCTGGTCTACGTGCAGGAGGCGACGGAGTGCGAGGAGGCCGACTTCGAGTCGCTCTCGTCCCGCCTCAGGAACGGCGTGCTGCCGTTCCAGCAGCTGCTGTTCGACTGCAACCCGGACGCGCCGGAGCACTGGATACGGCAGCGGTCGCTGCAGGGCCGGTGGCGGCTGATAGCGTCGCTGCACGAGGACAACCCGACGCTGTTCCAGCTGGCCCACGAGGGGACGACCCCCGGGGACCCGGCGTGGCCGGACGCGCACCCAGCCCTCGGGCGGCCGGGGCGCTTCACGGAGTTCGGGCTCAAGTACCTGGCGCGCCTCGACAACCTGACCGGCCCGCGCTACAAGCGGCTCCGGCTCGGGCTGTGGGCTGGCGCGGAGGGCGCGGTCTACGAGGAGTTCACGGCCGAGGCGCACGTCTGGTGCGACGGCGACGGCAAGGCGCCCTGGGGGCCGACCGCGCGCCCCCCGGACGACTGGGACAGGAAGTGGACGGTCGACTTCGGGTGGAACGACCCGATGTGCGTGCAGAAGTGGGCCAGGCAGCCGGGCACGCGCCGCTGGTGGCGGTACGCGCTGCTCTACCGGACCGAGACCCTCGTCGAGGACGCCGCGCGCATGCTGCTGGCGGACTCGGGCTGGTCCTACGACCCGGACGGCGCCGCGGAGCACGTGCCGGCGGCGGCGTTCCCCGAGCCGCTGCCGTCGGAGGTCATCTGCGACTGGGACGCCGAGGGGCGGGCCACGCTGGAGAAGCACACCGGCCTGCGGACGCGGGCGGCCGTCAAGAACGTGATCGAGGGCATACAGGCCGTGCAGGCGCGCCTCAGGGCGCGCGAGAGGGAGTGGAGCGGCGGCGTGGAGAGGCCGCTGCTGATGTTCAGGCGCTGCGAGCCGATCGGCGGCGTCGACGAGGCCCTGAAGGAGGACATGCAGCCGACCTCGGACATCGAGGAGTTCGGGGCCTACGTCTGGGGCAAGCGCCACACCGCCAGGGACGGCGACAGGACGCTTGACAAGCCGATAGACAAGTGGAACCACGGCATGGACCCGACGAGGTACCTGGTGGCCGCCGAGGACGGCATACGCGACAAGGACCCGAAGGCGGGCGACGTGGCGATGGCGGCCGCGGAGGCGAGCCACCTCGGGGTCGTCGGCGTGCCGGCGCACCGCGGGTCGGGGACGAGGAGGAGCGGGCTTGGCAGAAGAGGAAGGGCGCAAGCGCAGGCGGCGAGGGTCGCGGGGACGGGGTGGCCGGCCGACTGGCACTAGCGGCGCCGGCGACACCCGCCAGGGCCAGGCAGGGTCCGGCGCGGGCCAGCGGGCCGCCGCGCCGCGGGCGCCAGGCAACTACGTGCAGCCGCCCGGCCAGAGGGCCGAGCAGGAGCTGATGCAGGCGACGGGCGCGCCCGGCCGCGGCGAGCGCCTGTCGGAGCCGCGCAACTGGACGCCGTTCGCGTCGGGCGGCATGGGCGTCCTGGCGCGGCGCGCGCCGGTCGACCCGCTGTTCGGCCAGACGTCGGAGCAGATACAGGAGTACGCGACGACGTACCCGATGCGGCTCCTGTCCCTGCTGCCGGACGTGCACCCGTCGGTCGGGCTTGCCCTGTGGAACGCGCTGCGGCTGACGTGCCCGCGCGACGGGTACAACATAACTGTGTACAAGCGGGCCGCGCCCGGCGCGCCCAAGGAGAAGGACGAGGCGGCGCAAGCGCAGGCGGACGCGTTCTTCGCCGGCCTCCCGCCCGAGATAGGCGGCCTGAACGGGCTGCTCACGCAGCTGACCATGATGGGCCTGTTCACCGGCCTGATATGCGTCGAGGGCGTCCCGTCCGGGGCGATCCGCGGCCTGCACAGGCTGTGGCCGGTCGACAGCCTCTCGGTGTACTTCGCGCGCTGGAACAGGAACGACGACCTCTGGCCGTACCAGCGGCAGCGGTTCCCGATCGGGCTGGGAGCATTCGCCCAGGGCCCATACGCCACGCCGCCGCCTCCGCCGAACGCCCCGATGGGGCCGGCAGGCATGCCGTCGGTACTCGGGGGCGCGTTCATACCGCTGAACCCTGAGACGTTCACGTGGCGGGCGATAGACCCGATCATTGACGACCCGTACGGCCGCGCGCCGTACGCGACGGCCCTGTCCGAGGCGATCGCCGACCTGGCGCTCATGCAGGACCTGCGCGACGCCGTGCACAACGCGGCGTGGCCGCGGCTCAGGGTCGGCGTCGACCTGATGGCCCTACACAAGGTGGCCGTCGAGGTGTACCGCATATCGGACCCGAAGAAGGCGGCCGACTGGGTGAACGCCCGGTTCATGGAGGTCGTCAACTACGTCGGGCAGCTGCAGAGCTCCGACAACATCGTGCACCAGTCGTCCGGCCAGGTCGACAACCTGCAGCCGGGCTCCTGGCAGGGGCTGTCCGAGATACTGTCGTTCCTGCGGATGCGCATCGTCCAGGCGCTCAAGACGCTGCCGACACTGCTCGGCGTGTCCGAGAGCGTCACGCAGTTCACGTCCGTCGAGTGGACGATCTACGTCGAGGGCCTGGAGAACCTGCGCGGGCTGGTGTCCGAGCTGGTCGTGTGGGCTGTCAACCTGCACCTGCGGCTCCTCGGGTCCACGTCGTACGCAGTCGCCGAGTACGACCGCATCAAGACGAACGACGCGCTGGTCGAGGCGAACACCGAGGCCGTGCGCATCCTGAACGCGACCAACAAGGAGAAGCTCGGCTACGTGACGCACGACGAGGGCTCGGTCGAGGTGACGGGCCACTCGGCCGTCGCAGAGGCCCAGCCCGGCGTGATAGAGCCGCTGCCGGACGCCGAGGCCGCGACCAACAGCCCGACGGCCGGGTCCGACTCCCGCAAGGGCGGCGCCGGCGGCGCCGTCAGGGGGCCGAGGAAGCAGGACAACAGCGGCAAGCGCGCCGTTCCGCAGAACCCGAACTCCGAGGGCACGACCAAGGAGGAGCGCGGTGCCAAGAAGTCGACGCCGAAGGCCGAGGGCCTGTCGCAGTATGTATACGCGGACGGGCTGGACACGTTCCAGTACGCAAGGGACCTAGTGGCCGCAGCGGCCAGGGAGAGTACGCGTGCAAATAGATAGGGAGGCGCCGGTCAACGCGCTGGGCCTGCTGGCGTCCATAGGGCGCCATTGGATGATAGACGAGGGCTACGCCGGCACTATCATACTCGCGCTTGAGGGCATGACGCTGGCGGACGTCGCCAGGGCGCACGCCGCCAACAGGGCGGCCGCCGGCCCCGGCAACACGTCGCCGCCGTCGTACCGCGCCGAGGACGGCGTGGCCTACATCGGCATCGGCGGCCCGATGACCAAGCAGGCCAACAGCATGCAGGAGATGTTCGGCGGCACGGCGACTGTGTCCGTGCAGGAGGCCATCCGCAAGGCAGTGGCCGACGACGCCGTGCAGTCCATAATGCTGGTGTTCGACACGCCCGGCGGCACCGTCGACGGCTCGTTCGACCTGGCAGACACCGTGCGGCGCGCGGGCAAGATCAAGCCGATCGACGGGTACGCCCAGGACAACTGCTGCTCGGCGGGCTACCTGATCCTGGCACAGTGCAGGAACGCGTATGCGAACGTCAACGCCATCGTCGGCTCCATAGGCGTCTACACGGAGCTGGTCGACACCACGCGGCGCGAGGAGATGCAGGGCATCAAGCGGTACGTGGTGTACGCGGGCGAGCAGAAGGCAATCGGCCGCAGGCCGGTCGAGGACGAGCACCTCGGCGTCGTGCAGAAGCGCATGGACAGCCTCATGGGGCTGTTCGCGCGCTCCGTGGCCAAGGGCCGTGGCATGGACGAGAAGCAGCTGGCCAGAGTGGCCAACGGAGGCATGTTCGTCGGGGCGGAGGCCAAGCGCGTCGGCCTCGTCGACGCGATTATGAGCATGGACTCGGCGCACGCCGACGTCCTGTCGACCCGCAAGCCGGGCGGCAAGAAGCGAAAGGAAACATCAGCGATGGCACAGGACGTAGACCTTTCCGTCGTGCGCGGCTGGCTGGCGGAGGACGACACAGCGGCGGCAGCCCAGGAGGCGGCCACCGACGCGGCGGCAAACGACGACACGAACCAGGCGGCCACGGCCGCCGACGCGGCCCAGGCCGCGGCAGATGGCGACGGGCAGCCCGCCGCGGAGGCCGTGGGGGCGGCAGCCGCGGCAGTGGAAACGCCGGCCGCGGCGGCCACCGCCTGGTCACCCGACCCGGCGCTCGCGACGGCGCTCAATGCTGCCGGCGTGCACGATGTGGCCGCCTTCAACTCGCTTGTGGCGCGCGCGACGGTCGGAGACGACTACTTCGGCCGACTCAAGACGCAGACCAAGCAGCTGGCCGTTATAGCGCTCGGCCCGGAGGCCGGCGCCAATGCGGCGCAGCTAGTCGACTCGCACGGGGTCGACAACATGACGGCCCTGAGGGGCCTAGCGCAGCAGTACGAGCAGATCGCCGTCACCAAGGGGCTGCTGCCCCCGCCTGGCGGCGCGCCTATGCAGCGCAACACGGCGCCCGGTGCCCACCCGCAGGTAGGGCACGCAGGAGCAGCCACGACGCCTAACATGGCGTCGGCCGACAACACAGGCACACTAACACAGACGCCCGAGCAGCTCGCAGCCGCAAACATCCGTGAGCGGCGCGCGTCCGGCATCTACGGCATGTAGGCCGACTTACACAAAACGTAAAGGAGGCAGCACAAAATGGGTGCTGTTGCAAAGTACGGGACTCCGTCCCCGATCAGCAAGCTGCCGGACGGGCACAACCGGGTAGGCTCCGGGTACATCGTCGGCGAGGACATCGCAGCCGGCGACGCGTGCACGCTCGTCCCTAACACGACGGCCATCTCTGCCGGCGTGCCGACCATGATGATTATGCGGGCCGACGCGACCGGCGGCGACGCCGCCAAGGCGTTCGTCCACGGCTTCGCGCCGCAGGCGGCCAAGGTCGCCCAGGCCGACGCCCTCACGCTCATCCGCGACTGCGACTGGGCGTACGGGCAGGGCCTCATCAACTCGTTCCTCAGCGCGGCCGGCGGCCCGGTCCCGGTGTACCTGTCGGGCTCCGTCAAGGGCGGCCTCGACACGGCGCCGGCCTGGTTCGGCCAGCAGCCGTGCGGCGTCATCCTCGACGACAACCGCATCCGGCTGTGGGGCACCGAGGGGTACCTCAACATGGGGGACACATACGGCCTCGTCACAGGCGTCCGCAACGACGGCTTCGCCCTCGCGGTGACCGGCGGCAATGGCGGCGCGTTCGCGTGGCAGAGCCCGTTCGCCACCCCGCTCATCATACCGGCCGGCGACTGCATCGCGGACATCAAGACAGTCGCGACCAGCGCGTGCACCCTGTCGGTCGGCACGGCCGCCAACGGCACGTCCGCCGGCACCAACCTTCTCAACGCCCAGGACGTCCACACGGCCGCGGGCCTGTTCTCCAACACGGCGGCCGTCAAGGTGGCGGCCAACGGGTGGGTGACGGGCACGCTGTCCGCCGGCGCGGGCCTCGTGGGCAACCTCTACCTGAGGTTCAACATCGTCGCCAACTAGGGCGCGAGGATCAAACGCCACGCCCGGCCCGGCCGGGCGGAGGGAGGAAATAGATGGGTTACAGCCCGACAGCATATACGCCCGGCGTCCCCGCGTTCGGAACGCTGCAGACACAGGACACGCTCCAGTCTCTGCGCGTCGCACAGGGAACCGTCGCGTCCTTTGGAGAGGACAACGTCTTCGAGGTAATCAACAACGCGTTCACCGCGCACAACCGCATCCTCGCCGAGCTGCTCTCGGCGTTCTGCGAGGTGACCACCAACCGCCTGCGACGCACCGGCGGCAACGGCCAGATGGAGATGGAGGAGATCGACGCCTGGGGCGACGTGCAGCCGCAGAAGGAGCCGAACGGGGCCAACATCGGGTTCCCGCTCCGCAAGTTCGGCGCGGGCCTGCAGTGGAACCGGGACTTCTTCGAGAACTGCACAGTGCAGGAGTTCGCGGCGCAGGTCACCATGCTCCTGACCGCCGACGTCCGCCGCATCCGCCGGCAGATCACCCGCGCGTTCTACGGCGGCGTGAACTACACGTTCTACGACCGCATCCTGGACAACGCGGTGCTGCCCGTCAAGGCGCTGCAGAACAACGACACGTCGTTCCCGATCCCGGTCGGCCCGAACGGCGAGGTGTTCCCGTCGAACATGAACCACTACCACGTGGCCTCCGTGTGCGACCAGACCGCCGTCGAGGTGCTGCGGCTCGAGGTAATCGAGCACCACAACACTGGCGACACCTACATCATCATCAACCAGGCCCAGGAGGGCGCGTTCCGCGGCATGCCGAACACGGTGTTCGTCCCGCTGCTGCCCGCGCAGATCATCGGGTCCACGCTGATCAACCAGGCGGCCGGCATGAGCCTGGACGTCTCCAACCCGTACGACAGGTGCATCGGCTACTTCAACGGCTGCGAGGTCTGGGTCAAGCCGTGGGCGCCGGTCAACTACCTGCTGTGCTACCAGCTCGGGCAGCGCAAGCCGCTCGCGCTCCGCGTGCGCGGCACCGGCCCGGAGGGCGTGGGCGGCTCGTCCAACTCCATCATGGGCGGCTCGGTTGGCGTCGGCAACGGCGACCTCCGGCTCATGTACGAGTACGACGAGTACCCGCTCCGCGCCCGCGGCTACGTCCGCGAGTTCGACGTCGCGGTCCAGAACCGCATCGGCGCTGCGGTGCTGCAGATCACCAACAACGGCAGCTACACGCCGCCGTACATCATCTAGCCCCAAGGGGCACGCGCCGGCCCCCGACGGGGCCGGCGCCCGACACACATCCTCGGGCAGGGAGGGAAGTTTTGCCATGGGAAACGGACGAAACACGGTCGACATGAGCGACCTCGTCGACGGCGCCGAGCAGGAGGTCCAGACGCCGGCGGAGAGGGCGTTCTCGTCGATCGGGGCAGGGCAGGGCATCGGGCAGGCGCGGCTTCGCAACGCGGCGCTGCCAGGCCTGGCTAAGCCATCTAACAAGCTACCGGACGGAGAGGACCCAGCAGGCTGGTTCATCGTCGGCGGGCGGTACGTCAACTGCGACGGGCTAACGCCCGAGCAGCTGGCCGAGCAGGACCCCGAGTTCCACCGCCGCAGGGCCGAGCAGGCCCATGCGGAGGCGGACGCGGCCACGAACCAGAACGAGCGCTACGCACGCATCATCGAGGCTATGCAGCTCGAGGCGCGCGCCAAGGACGCGGAGCTCGAGGAGCTGCGCTCCAAGGCGGCGGCCCAGGGCGGCGAGGCGCCGCCGGACGGCGGCCAGGGCCAGGGCCAGGGCGCTGGCTCCGGCGCGGCCGACGACGACCCGGACAAGGGCGGGCAGGCACCACAGCCGCCCGCAGGTAAGGCAACCAAGTGACAAACGTGCTATCGGGCAGCACCGTGAAGCTGCAACACCAGTTCACGACGGACGTCTCGGTCACGCCCACGGGCGCGACCCTCAGCGTCAGGCTGCCCGACGGCACGACACAACCTTTGACGCCGGCGACGCCGGCGGCCGGCCCGAACCCGACTGCGACGCAGCTGGTCTCGTTCCCCGTGCCGGGCCCGTACTCGCTGTACTGGGGCCTGGCGACCAACGACGGCCAGACGATAGTGGAGCAGGACGACTACTTCGCGCCGAACACGGCAGTGCACAGGTTCGTGCGGGAGAGGCTGAACGCCAACGACCCGGCCCGGGCAGTGCTGCCCGACGCGCCACTAGACTCGGCGCTGTGCTTCGTGTCGCGGCTTGTGCTGCGGCGGCTGTCCGACGTGCTGCCGTCCTACCAGGCCGTGCCGGCCGCGGACGTCAACACGTTCGACCAGGCGCTCGCCCTGGTGGCCGCGGCCTACCTGCGGCCGCTGACGCCAAAGACGGTTGCGTCCGGCGAGCTGACGACCATACAGATCGGCACGGACAAGTGGCAGTTCGCCGAGCTGGCTGCGCGCGCCGAGAAGCCGCTGGACCCGGTCGAGCAGCAGTGGCTGGACCAGGCCGGCGAGCTGTTCATGTCGTGCTCGTTCGTGGCCGTCGACGACGCCGCGCTGACGCAGTTCCCACTGTTCCAGATAAACGGGAGCAGGCGGTACGCGCGCCAGCAGATCGGCCAGATGGGCCACCCTGGCGTAGGGTCCGAGGCTACTACGCCGTGGTACCAGCTGTGGGGCGACATACAGGCCCAGTGGGCCTGGGAGCGCGGCGCGCAGCTGACCTGGGGGTAACGTGCAATGATGGTGAACCCTGCCATGGTCGCGGCCATGCGCATAACCGCGGACAACACCATGTCGACGCCGTGCGTCGTGACGCGCGCCACACTGGCCGATGACGGCTTCGGCACGAAGACCGGCACACAGCAGCAGGTCGGGTCCGGCGTCATGTGCCGCGTGCAGGAGATACCGCGCACACCGTGGGTGGACGCGTCCGTCGGTGTCAAGCAGGAGCGCGCCAACCACATGATAAAGGTGCCATGGGGCACGGACATACAGGCCGGCGACGTCATAACGGTCACCAACGACCATGGCGGCACTTCGACGTTCGAGGTTGACTCGCCGTATAACGACGCGGCCGACGGCGGCACGTCGTCGTACTACTGCTACAAGAAGAGCTGACCATGGCAGAAGGCGCGTCCAGCCTTGTGCTGGCGCAGACTATCGTCAAGAACAAGGTCGACCTGTCTGGCTGGAGCCGCGAGGTCGAGTTGCGCGCGCAGGAGGCTGTGTACCAGCTCGGCCGTGAGACGCGTGACATGGCCCGCAGGCTGGTGCCCGTCAAGACGGGCGCGCTCCGCGCGTCGATCTACGTGACGAGGCCCGGGTCGGCCGAGAACCAGGCGGCCGGCAAGTTCGCCAGGGGCCGCGCGTCGGCCGGCTACTTCGCCGCGGCGAACGCGGCGGCCAGGCTGAACCCGGGGCGGCTGGAGTTCGTAACAGACGACCCGCTGATAAGCAAGCGGACACAGCGCGACCTGAGCCCGTCAGGCGACTGGAACCACCTGAAACGCGTCAGGCTGACGCGGACACACACAGGCGAGAGGTTCGGGCGCAATAGCAGTGGCGAGACGACCTGGCACCAGCAGTCGTTCGCGCACCTAGGGACACAAGAGTACGCTGGCTTCGAGGAGGACTGGCGGTCGATCATGCCGATGGCAGACGTGACGCGCGGCACGTTCCTGGTCACCATCGGAGCCTCGGCGTACTACGCCGGCTTCGTGGAGTACGGCACGGTGAAGATGGCCGCACAGCCGTTCATGACGCCCGCAGTTAACTGGGCGCGCGGCCAGCTGGCCGGTAGGCTGACAAGGGCAATAGGCGCACAGAACGCGCGCGTCGTGACGAGAGGCTGAATTGGCAACAGAGATACTGGCCGTGGACAAGGTGCTGCTCGGGCTGCTGTCCGCCGACCCCGGCGTGCAGCAATCGCTTGGCTTCTTCGGCCAGGGCGACGTCCGGAACAACCCACGATGGGCCGCCTCGGACACCGACGTGTCGAGGGCGGTCTGCTCGGACGTCGCGCCACAGGGCGCGGTCGAGCCGTTCATACTGTTCACGATGGAGTACAACGTCGACGTCAACGCGATCGGCGGCTTCAGGGCCATGGAGCCATCAGCGTACTCGGTTAAGGCCTGCGCTTCAAACATAGGGTACGGCGGCCTCAAGCCGGTGTCCGACGCGATAGACGCGTGCCTGCAGAACTACGGCCCGGTCGTGGAGCCGACGTCAGGTGTGACCGTGTACAAGTTCGTCAGGGACACGACGATACGAATGAGCCAGAACCAGAACAACGTCACATGGTTCTACCTTGGCGGGGTCTACAGCTCGATGACGTCCGAATAAGGAAGCACAATGCCAAACATAGCCTTCGACCACGGGTACGCTATAGGCGCCGCCATAAGCGGCACGGGCTCAGGCGCCGTGTCGGGCGTGTCCATGACGGGCACGTCCGGCATACTGCTCGTGTGGGTGCTCAACTCGAACACCACGGCCAACGCGTCTGGCTCGACCGCGCCGGCCATGACCGGCAACTCCGGCGCCGGCTCGCTAAACGGCACGTGGACCAAGATAAAGTCGCAGACTAACGGCGGCGCGTCCGGCTTCATCACGCTGGACCTGTGGGCCAACACCTGGACTGGCGGCGCGCTGACGAACGCGACCATAACCATATCGTCCATGCCGGCGAACACCGGCTCCTGGGCGATGACGGTCGAGGGCTACTCGTCGGCGACGGGCAACGAAACGCCGTCCGGTGCGACCTACAGCACGCAGAACGCCAGCAGTCCGTCCGTCACAACAGGCAACAACAACGACCTCGTCGTGTCCGGCATATCGTACTCGGGCGGTCCGACGGCCGGCCCGTCAGCGGGCGCCGGCTACACGCTTGATGCGGCCGCGTCCGCACAGCCGGCCTTGAACATCTACACTGTGTTCAGGGTAGAGTACGCTAACGCCGTCACGGCGACATCTGGCACAGTGGTCACGCCTGGGTGGACCGGTGAGGGCGGTGCGCCGACTGCCAGCCCGATGATAACGGTCGCCCTGATGCAGCAGAGCGCACCGACGGCGCCGGGTGCACCGACCTATGGGACCAACTCGCACAATTCGGTTGTGGTCAACCTGCCATCCCTGGCGTCGACAGGCGCCACGTCGTACACTGTCCAGAAGTCGACGGACAATGTAACGTTTAACAACGCGCCCGGCGGCACCGGCCAGACAGGGGCCACTTACACGGACACGTCCACAGGCCAGGACGACACACAGCTGTACTACCGCCTCATAGCGGTCAACGGCGTCGGCAGCACAACAGGCACGGCCTCGTCGACGTTCGGTGGCCCGCCAGTCCCAGGCACCCCGACGGTCGGCACGGTCAACGACACACAGGTCAAGGTCACCATGCCGACGACCACGTCGTCGATAGACTCGTTCAACCTGCAGAGGTCGGCTAACGCCGGCTCCACGTGGTCGACAGTGGCGTCCGGCGTCGGGGCTGGCTCAGTGGTCACGGACAGCACGACGGCCGGCAATACGAACTACCTGTACCGAGCGCAGGCCACGAACAACTCGGGCGGAGGCGTGACCAACGGGGCCGCCACGTCCAACGTCCTGACCGCGCCGTCACCGCCGTCCGGTCTGGCACTAACGCCGTCGTCCTCGGGGCCGCCGCAGATAACCGGCACATTCACGCCGGCCGCCGGGGCATCGGGCGTCAACGTCTACCGCTCGACGGCGTCGAACGGAAGTTACACGCAGATAATCGGCGGCTCCAACGTACAGGGCTCGTCGTTCATAGACAAGTACGTGCAGATAGGCCAGAACTACTGGTACATTCTTACGTCAATCAACTCCCTCGGTGAAGAAAGCGTCCTGGCGTCGCCGAGCGGTCCTGCAGCGGTAACCCAGGGACAAGGAGGCTTTACATTGGAAAGGGCTGTAGTATACGAGGGGTGCTCGCTTTTCCCGGAGGTTACTCCGGGCACCGCGGGCGCCGCGACCAAGAGGCTGCTCTGCACGGACTTCCAGCCGGACATCGTCCCGGACATCCGGAAGGTGCGCGCGCAGGGCGAGAAGTTCGACACCGACGTTGCGTTCGGCAAGGAGTACACGACCGGCAAGATCGGCGGGTACCTGGCGTTCTACGACGTCGTCTACCTGCTCTCGAGCCTGATGTGCTCGGCTACCGTGTCCACGCCACTACTCAACACGTGGAACATCACGGGCGCCTCCGGCACCATCGGCTTCGACGTCGTGACCGCCACGGCGGCCGGCACCCAGACGCAGACGCTTGCGGCGGCCTCGTACGCCAACGCGGCCGCTCTGCAGACCGCGATCGGCTCCCTGTCCAACGTCGGCGCCGGCCAGGTGACCGTCACCGGCGCTGCGCCGTCGTACCAGGTTGCGTTCTCGGGGTACCTGTCAACGGGCACCGCCACGCTGCAGAACCCGACCGGCACGCCGACCCCGACGCTGGCCCGCGCGGCCACGGCCACCAACACGCGGCGGTGGACGTTCTCCATGAACCCGTACGGGCCCGAGTCGGCCATCCAGACGTACACGCTCGAAAAGGGCATCCCGAACACGGCCAACCTGGCGCAGCAGATCAGCCAGGTCACCGTCACGGCGCTCACGCTCCGCATCACGGGCAAGGAGGCGACCAAGCAGGGCGACTTCATCGGCATGACGGCGGTCGACCCGTTCACCATGACCACGCAGTCGTCCATCACGCAGGTCACGTCCAAGCCGATCAACTCCAAGGACACTGGCGTGTTCGTCGGGACCGCGCTGCTCGGCGCGAACGGCCTGGTGCGGATGGCGCGCTGCATGGAGTACGAGTGGGGCTGCACCAACCGCGCGACGCCGGTCATCACGCTGGACGACAGCGTGTCGTCGTTCTCCAACACGGTCGAGGCGGCCGGCGTGGAGTGGACGCAGCGCATGGCGTTGTCTCAGGACTCGGTCGGGCAGGCCACGCTCGCCGGCCTCAGGGCAGGGACGCCGTACTACCGCGTCGTCGAGAACAAGGGCCTGCTCATCGAGACGGGCTTCCCACACCGGTTTAAGATCACAGAGTGCGTGAACTGGATCAACGGGCCCAAGAAGGACGTCGACGGCCTGTACGTCGGCGACTACGAGTCCACGCTCCGGTACGACCCGGTCAGCCTCGGCGCGGCCGTCAAGGTCGAGGTGGACGTCAACATGACCGCCCTCTAGGGGGCACAGCGGGCCGGCCGTGGCCGGCCCGCCTCAACACACTACGGACAAGGGGGCAGACCTTGGCAGTTAAGCTCAGCAAAGTGCGCCAGCAGGTTAAGACGCTGGACCCGCTCAAGTACGGGGACGAGGAGCTACACGTCTCGTACTTCGTCAACGCGTACACGCCGCGCCTGGAGGAGGAGGCAGACCAGCCGTCCGACGGCGCCGGCAAGACGCTCATCCGCATGATAATCCCGCTCATCGCGCAGTGGGACCTCATGTGCGAGTACCCAGTTTTCCAGTACAACAAGAAGGACGAGGTCGAACCGGACTGGGCGCCCGCGACCGAACCGGGCAAACGGCTGTTCGTTGTGAACGGCGAGGGCGGCCGCATCGGGGAGTGGGACCCGGAGAAGTTCGAGGACGAGCACGCCGACGGGGAGCGCAAGCGCTTCCGGTACGAGCTCGAGGGCGTGTTCCGCAACGGCGAGCAGCTCACCGAGGAGAAGGTAGTGCCTGTCACCATGCAGGGCCTTCTCGACGTCCCGCTCAACGTCATGACTGACATCATCAAGGCGGTCGGGGAGGCGCTCAGCCCGGGGGAAGCGAAGAGCTCCAACTCCGAAAGTTCCTTTACATGAACGGGCGTGCCGGGTACTGCCCGCGATGGTACCTGACCATGCGGGCGGCCAGGTACCTGGGCACTGTCCCATGGGGGGACGCGAGGGTGGGGCTCGAGGACGTAAGCATACTCTGGCGGCAGAGGGCACTGATGGCGGAGTCGGCCGAGGCGTGGGCAGAGGCCGAAAGGGCGCGACGCAGGCGGTAGGCAAGCATGGCAATCACGGTAGCCAACCTAATAGCGCAGGTCGGGGCGGACCTAACGCAGTTCAAGCTGGGCATGAACGAGGTCGACGCACGCCTGAACCAGGTCAAGGTGCGCGGCGACCAGGCGCGCCGCACCGTGGAGGCCATGCGCCTCGAGTCGGCGCGGCAGGGCCGCATCGCGGACAACCTGCTCGCGCAGCGCGCGGCCGTCAACCCGCAGCTGGCAGACGCGCGCCGCATGCTGCGCGCGCAACGAGATATAGCGGCCGACTACCAGCGCATATGGGAGTCGGCCGAGGCCGCGCGCGTGGCTGCCGCGTCCACAGGCAACAAGACGCTGATCGCGTCGTCCAAGGCGACCGCCCAGGCAGCAGCGCGCGACCTCGCGGACATCCGCGGCCAGCTGTCGGCGACCGAGGCGGAGTACCGCACGCTGCAGTCGCAGGCCAGGTCCCTCGGCCGCCGGGGCATATACGCCACACAGAAGGCCGAGGCCCTCAACACCAGGGCAAACGCGTTCGAGGACGCCACGTCCGCTGCCAACGGCGTGGCGGCCGCCATAGCCATGCGGCGGCAGCAGGACGCTGCCGAGCACCGCACGCGCGCCTTCAACAACATCGCCGGCACGGCGGCAACCGGGGGCCTAGTCGTCGAGGGCGCGCTCGGCTATGCCTCCAAGGTAGGCGCAGACTTCAACCAGATGATGCTGCAGGCCGCGCACAACACCCAGCTCACGACCGAGGGCGTGCAGGTCATGAACGCTACGGTCAAGCAGCTCGGGCTCGAGTCAGGCGCGTCGCTCGAGGAGCTCGCGCACGGCTTCCGCATGCTGACCGATTACGGCTTCACGGCGACGCAGTCGCAGCAGATGCTGCGTGCGGCCATGAAGGGCGCGGTCGCAACCGGCTCGGACCTGGCGGACACGACGCTGCTGCTCGCGAAGGCGACCAAGGAGTTCAACCTACCGGCGAACGAGTCGAACAAGACAATGGCCGCCATGGTGGCCACGGCGCGCCGCACGTCGCTGACGATGGGAGACCTGGTCCACGCGGCTGGGCCGCTCTACGCCACTGCCGCCAACCTCGGCGTGTCCTTCACGGAGGCCAACGCGGCGTTCGTCACGTTCACACAGCACGGCCTCGACGGCGCGCAGGCGGCCACCCAGCTTCGCAACGACATCAACAAGATCATCAACCCGTCCAAGACCGTGCGCGATCTGCTCAAGGAGCTCGACAAGTACACGGGCAGCAACCTGTTCGGCGACTTCAACTCTGTCGGCCTACGCGCGCGCCACATCGAGGGCATCGTCGACGACGTCATGAAGGCGTTCGACAGGCTCACAGACAAGCAGAAGAAGGCGCTCAACGTCGAGAAGCCGGCCGACCTGGCCGTCAAGCTGTTCCCCAACCTGCGCGGCACAGTCGGCGCGTCCATCCTTGAGGGCACCGGCTACCAGGACCTGCACAAGAATATAGACGCGCTCAACTCGTCGCTCGGCAAGGGCGGCGAGATAGACAAGATGTACGCCGAGTCGCTGAAGAACCTCAACCAGCAGCTCGGCAGGCTGCAGAACGCCGGCACCATGCTGGCCGCGACCGTCGCGAACGCGCTCACGCCGTCGCTCACCAAGGCGATGGGCGCGGCGGACAACGCCATCCAGTCGTTCACGGAGCTACCCAACGCTACACAGGAGGCGACGGTCAAGTTCGTCGCGCTCGCCGGCATATCGCTGATACTGTTCGGCACAGTCGGCAAGCTCATCGTCGGCGTCAGCCAGCTCAAGACGGCCATGGTGGAGCTCGGCGTGGCGGAGGAGGCGCTGGCCAGCAAGGCCCTGCTGGCGCGCTTCGGTCCGTGGGGCATCGTCATTGCGGCCATAGTGACCGCCGTCGGCCTGCTCGTCGGCAAGTACGGCGACCTGCAGAGGGAGCACGTCATCACGCGCGCCGAGCTTGACAAGCTCACGGAGAAGTCCGACGCGCTGACCAAGGCCCACTACGACAACGCGGTCGAGGTGCGCAAGCTGGTCGTGCGGTACAAGGAGCTCGCCTCGGAGTCGGGCAACGCGCACAAGCGCCACCTGGAGATGCACGACATACTGCAGAGGCTGGCGCAGATCGCGCCCGAGCTGGTGTCGGGGTACAACAAGGAGGGCGAGGCCATATCGCTCATGGGCGACGCCGCGGAGAAGTCCGCCGCCCAGCTCCGCGACCTGACCCTCGCGCAGATCGCCGTCAACGAGTCGAAGAACATCAAGGACAAGGTCACGCTGGCGGGCGGCGACACGGACGCAAACGGCAACGTCACAGTCAAGGGCGCGGACCAGTACGCCACCGACATCGCGCGCGTCAAGTGGTCGCTGACGCACGGCCTCGTGCCCCGGCGCGGCGGCGACGGCATGTGGAAGTGGAAGGCCGGCGGGGCCGACCCGGCCGACATCGCGTCCGGCAACCCGTACGTCCGGCAGACCACGAACACGTTCTTCAACAACGTAACCGGCAGCCAGACAACCGAGCCGTACATGCGGCGCATGACCGCGAAGGACAGGGCAGACTACGAGGCGTACCTCAACAGGCTGCTGGGCCTCCAGCGCCGCAACAAGGCGGACCAGGACCAGGTCAACGCGACGCTGCAGCAGGAGGCCAAGCACAGGCGCGAGGTGGTCGCGGCCTACAAGGCCCAGACGCAGGCACAGGCCGACCTCAACCGCGCCATCAAGGCAGGCAAGGACACGGCCAAGGCGCGCGCGCGCCTGGCCAAGGCGGACGCCGCGCTGGCGCTAGCCACGGACCCGTCGACCATAGTGCCCGACCTGGGCAACAGCGACTCGGCGTACAAGGGCGTCGACCCGACGATCGCGCCGCCCGGACACGACGACCCCGGCGGCAAGCACAAGAAGGAGAAGGAGAGCCCGTTCCAGCAGGCCATGGACGCCGCACGCGAGAAGCTGGACCAGCTCCGCCAGGCGTACAACGGGATGTACACCGAGGGCGACGCGGCCGACGTCATGTGGGACCGGCAGCACGGCCAGCTCAAGCTGGTCACGAACGCGATGTACGCGCAGGTACTGGCGCAGGCCAAGCTCAACGACGAGACGCGCAAGTACCTCGCCATACAGTCCGACATCGACGCGGCGCAGCTCGACCAGAAGCGGCAGGCCATCGCCGGCGACGCCGGTCCGAACAAGAACGTCCGGCAGCTGCAGCTTGAGCTGTTCGACCCGAAGGGCAAGTACGCCCACGCCTGGAACATGGCCGGCAACCCATCAATGGACGCCATCAGGTCCTACATGGGGCCGCTGCCGCAGGACGCCATAGCGCCCATGCCTGTCGGCCTCGTCAACGGCCAGTACACGCTGCAGCCAGGCACCGGCGTGTCGCGCGGCAAGCCCAGCGGCAAGTTCGACTGGATGAGCATGCTGCACCAGCTGTTCGTGACCAACGCGCACGCCGACAACACAGACTTCGACAAGAGCGCGGACGACCAGATGAAGTCCATCGCCGACGCAGTCGGCGAGCCGGCCAAGAAGGAGGAGACGCCACAGCAGCGCCTGCTAGCACTCATCGCACAGAACAAGCAGGCCGCCGAGCTCCTCAAGGCGCCGGGCGATGCTGCCATGGACATATTCAAGGGCGGCAAGGTCGGCACGTTCAACGCAAACGAGCTCAAGGAGCTGCAGCGGCTTGTCAACACCGGCGAGGACGCGGCGCACGCCCTGGCAGACCTGTACGCCGAGCGCGTCAAGAACGCAGAGGCCGCGACGAAGCACAAGGAGGAGACGGCCAAGGAGGCACAGCAGGCCAAGGACGCCGCCGACTTCCTGAACGACTCGTTGCGCAAGTCCAAGGACGACCTACTTAAGGCCAAGGGCGGGGACGACGCTAAGGAGGGCGCGTGGTCCGAGTTCCTGGCCGGGTACGAGGACAAGCAGAAGGACCGCTGGGACGCCGCGTCGCCGCAGCAGAGGTCGGCCATGGAGGCGGAGGCGCGCGCCCTGTTCGAGCTGGTCTGGGCCAACCAGCAGGCGGCCAAGGCGGCGCGCGAGCTCAACGACATAAACAAGCGCGTCAACGAGGGGCTCAAGGACATAAACTCGACCATGTCCCACACCGTCGACGGCATCGTCATAACGGACGCGCAGTGGAACAAGATGTCCAAGGACCAGCAGAACGCCTTCAACAAGCTGAAGAAGATGGCGGAGGTCAAGAAGCTGCTCACGGACATAATGGACGGTATGGAGCAGATAGTTTACAACTCTCTGATGCGCATTCGCGAGCACGGGTTCAAGGGCATATTCTCCGAGATTGTGCAGGACTTCGACCAGATGCTGTACGAGCTAGCCGCTAAGTGGTTGGCGTCGCAATTCTACAACATGCTCATCAACCAGATACCCAAGCTGATGGGCATGGCGTTCGGCGCGGCAGGCGGCGGCGGCGGCGACTCGACCGGCGGCGGCATAGGCGCTGGAGGCGGCGACATAGCCGGCACGACAACAGGCTCGACACAGGCCGCTGTGGGCGCGCCCGTTGAGAAGGGCCGCTCCTACCTCGTCGGTGAGAACAGACGCGAGTACCTCACGGTCGACGGCGCGGGCAACATGTGGATACGGCCGGACACCGCCCACCCGGGCCGCACGGGCGGGCCGGGCGGCGGCTCTGGCGGCGGAGGCGACGTCCACTTGCACCAGCACATCACAGTAATGGCGACGGACGCAAGGTCGTTCTCCGGCCAGAGGACGCAGAGCCAGATACAGGAGCGGTCGGCGGCTGCGGCCCGCATGGCCCTGAACAGGAACAGGTGACGACATGGCCTTCATAGACGTGCAGTTCCCGACGGCCATCAGCCAGGGCGCCCAGGGCGGCCCGTCGTTCAACACGCTCGTCATAGTGACGGGGTCCGGCATCGAGCAGCGCATAGGGCAGTGGACGCTGCCGCGGTACAAGTGGAACGTTGCGCACAACCTGAAGACGCCCAAACAGATGTTCCAGCTGCAGTCGTTCTTCATCAACGTGCAGGGGCGGCTGAACAGCTTCAGGTACAAGGACTGGGCCGACTACAACGACACGGACATCAGCACGGGCGCGCACATAGGCTTCTTCCTGGACGCGTCCGGGTCCAACACGTACTCCGGCTCCGGCACGATGCAGATGTTCAAGCGGTACACCAACGGCGTCACGACGTCCAGCCGCAAGATCACGAAGCCGGTGACCGGCACCATAACTGTGTACGCCAACGGCACGCTGCTGACGTCCGGCACGGACTACACGCTGGACTACACGTCGGGCGTGCTGACGATACTGACGTCGCAGACCGGGCATGTAATGACGTGGCGCGGGCAGTTCGACGTGCACGCTAGGTTCGACGTCGACGAGATGAAGTTCACGCAGGAGGCGTCGACGGTGCACTCCTGGGGCGAGATAAACGTAGTGGAGATCAGGGACTAATGCCAAGGGACGTTACGCCCGCGCTCAAAGGATGGATGCGCGGCGAGACAATGCAGATGGCGATATGCGTCAAGGTGACCACGCAGGCCCCCTGGAACCGCGTGCTCGGCTTCACGACGTGGGACTCGGACCTGACCGTGGACGGCGTCACGTACGAGCACGGGAACGCCATACTCGGGTCTGCCGCGTCGTCCTCGGCGGGGTCCGGCGTCGACAACATGGAGGTGACCGGCCTGCTAGTCTCGGTGTCCATCACGGACGCGGACATCTACGCCGGCGTGTACGACAAGGCCCGCCTGCAGATGTTCGTCGTCAACCCGGCGGACCTGACCATGCTGGGCATGGTGGTCATTAACGGCGTGCTCGGCGACTTCAAGACGTCCGACGGCACATTCGTCGTCGAGCTCAGGTCGCTGACGCAGCTAATGAGCCAGCAGGTCGGGGACTCGGTAGTGCCGACGTGCCAGGTCGCGCGCTTCATGGACTCCCGGTGCAAGTTCGCCGGGACGACCGACATGTCGGGCAACCCGGTGTCCTCGACCGGCACGGTCACGTCAGTGGACGACGACCTTAACATACACATGAGCGGCATCGTCCTGACGGGCGGCTACTACTCGTACGGCACCATGAAGTTCACGACCGGCCAGAACGCCAACATCGAGCGCGAGGTCAAGGTGCACGGCAACGGCGGGTCCATCGTCACCGCCAACTCCGCGTCGTCACCGGCGTCGCCGGGCTCGGTGCCGTTCAACAGCAACACGTCGTCCGGCTGGGTCACATCCTGCGGCACCAACTTCAGCATACCGATACCGCAAGGAGTGTGGACCAACGCGTGGCTGTCGCTGGTCGAGGTGTGGAGTCTTGTGTCGCAGGCCCAGCAGGGCACGACGGGCCTATACGTGCAGCTGCCCGTCGGCGACCAGTACCTCGTCGCCAACGAGGGCTGGAGCGGCGAGTACCAGCACAACCTGCAGCTCGGACAGGCAACGCTCACGGCCATCAACACCGCGGCCGGCTCGCCGGGCAACAGCATCAACGGGTGCCTGCAGTTCCACAACGACGTCGGCCAGCACCTGCACGACATCTCGGTGACCGCGCTCATACTGACACTTGAGGGCACGCCGGCGACGACGTCAGACCTGCTGCAGATCGGCCTGCCGTTCCCGTACCCGGTCGCACCCGGCGACCACGCGGTCGTGACGGCCGGCTGCGACCGGCTGGTCACCACGTGCAACAATAAGTGGAACAACGTCGTCAACTTCCGTGGCTTCCCGTACCTGCCGGGCACGGACCTTATACTGAAGTCGGGGCACTCATGAGCAACGTAGTCAACGAGGCCAGGAGGTGGCTGGGCACTCCGTTCGTGCACACCGGGCGGGAGCTCGGCGTCGGCGTGGATTGCTGCGGCCTGGTCATATGCGTGTTCAACTCCGTGTACGGCATGCACTACGACAACCGCAACTACTCGCACGTCATGCCGAACGGCGTCATGCGGTCAGAGCTGGCCAGATGGTGCGACCAGGTGCTCGGCGAGTGGGAGTCGGGCGACGTGCTCCTGTTCGACCTGATGGGCCAAGAGCAGCACGTCGGCTTCTACACCGGCGACGGTCAGATGCTGCACGCGTACCAGTCGGCAGGCGTTGTAGCTGAGCACGCGATCAACGACTCGTGGCGGCGCCGCGTGGTCGCGGTGTTCAGGTGGAGGGGCTTTGAACAGGGAGTCTAGGCGAAGGTGGTTGCGGTCGCGGCTCGTGCGCGACCGACGGAAGCAGAGGGGCGCGACGGTCGTGTTCGGCGTCGTCGGGGCCGCCATCGGCGCCATGGTCGACCCAGCCAACCCGGTGCAGGGCGCACAGTGGGGCTGGGCCATCGGCACGGTCGTCGGCGGCCTCCTGTTCCCGCCACACATGCCCGCCACGACGCTCGGCAAGCTGGACGACCTGCGCGTCACATCATCGACGTACGGCACGTTCATACCGCAGACGTGGGGCCAGTTCCGCGGCGCCGGGCAGGTCATATGGGCGACCGACCTGGTCGAGCACCAGTCGAACGTCGGCGGCGGCGGCAAGGGCGGCGGCGGGGGCGGCGGCACGACTGTGTACTCGTACACGTCGTCGTTCGCCGTGCTCGTGGCCCCCGGCCCGCTCAAGTCGATCGACCGCGTATGGTTCAACGACCAGATAGTGTACGACAGCCTGCAGTCGCCAACGACACAGAGCGGCCTAAACATAGAGGGCATGTACACCGGGACCGAGTCGCAGACGGCCGACCCCCTGATGTCCTCGGTGCTATCTGTGTCCGGCGAGCCCTGCCCCGCGTACCGCGGCTGGGCCTACATGGTGTTCCAGGACGTGCTGCTCACGAACTACGGCAACCGCCTGCCCAACATCCAGATAGAGTACACGGCATACGGCGACACGGCGGCCGACGTCCTCACGGACATATCGCTACAGTGCGGCCTGCAGCCCGCCACGTACACCGTGTCCGGGGCCGGCTCCGGCACGGCCAACGGCACGTACTCCATGTCCGGCCGCAGCACAGCCGACAACAGCCTGGTGTACGACAACGGTTCGTGCGCCATGAAGTGGGACCCGGCCACGTCGCACTGGCGCATCATAGCGTCCCACGGCGCCGGCTCGGTCCTGTACACGATAGCCGGCGTGCGGGCCTTTCCGACGCTCGGCGCATGGACGACGTCCGGCGGCACCAACCCGGCGCCGTCGTCCGCAGTGGCCACGCCCGCGGACTTCGACTTCACGCAGGCCGTCGACTCGTCCATAACAGGGCCGGGCGTCTACGGCTACTGCAACCCGATACGGCAGATAGGCAAGGCCGCGCTGGACCCGCTGGCCCTGATAATGAACGCCGACGTCGTCGAGGCCGACGGCCAGATAATATGGGTGCCGCGCGGCGGCGCCCCGTCACGGACACTGACCACCGACGACCTAGGCGCACTCGAGTGGGGCGCCGACGGCGGCGGCATGCAGGACGACACGGTGCTGATGCACTACAAACGGCAGCAGTCCTGGGAGCTGCCCACACGTGTCGAGTGCAACTACTTCCAGTGGAACGCCACGGAGGCCGCGAGGAACTACCTGCAGGCCACGCAGGTCGCGATACGGTCCACACAGAACACGTCGCAGAACGTCCAGTCGATGACGTTCCCGGCGGTCATGGACGACTCGTTCGCGCGCCAGCTCTGCGAGCGGCTGTTGTACACAGCCTGGGTTGAGGCCGACTCGTTCACATGCGCGGTCGGGCCGCGCAACGCCGACGTCATCCCGTCAGACGTCCTCATGATACCGCACGGGGGCCAGAACAAGCGCGTGCGCGTGGTGCAGAAGGACGAGGCGATCATGGGCATCAGCCAGCTGCAGCTGGTCGCCGACAGCCTGGGCGTCAACTCGCAGTTCGTGGCCGGCAGCCCGACCGGCGGCATCGGCGTGCCGTTCTACGGGGCAGGGTCCGTGAACAACATAGTGTTCCAGATGAACGCCCCGAACGACGCGATCGCGCAGTCCGGCCACGTGAACCTGTACTTCGGCGCCGTGTGGCAGCCGGGCGCCTCGGGCGTCGGCATATACGTGTCGCTCGACGGCGGCACGTCCTACACCGGCGTCGTGACCAAGAACGTGTACACGCTCATGGGCCCGTGCATCAACACGCTCGGCTCGTGGACGAACTACGGCGTCATGGACACGACCAACCACCTGGACGTGACGTTCCTGCGCGGGCAGCCGTCGTCGTGCTCATCCGCGGACCTGGCCAACGGCGTGAACGCCCTATGGGTCAACGACGAGATAATACAGTTCCAGACGGCGACGCTGCTGTCGGGGCAGACGTGGCGGCTTACCAACCTGCTGCGCGGCCAGCGCGGCACGGACAACTTCATGTCGACGCACGGGTCCTCCGAGTTCGCCGTCCACGTCGACTCCTCACTCGGGGCGTGGGGCGTGACGCCGTCGCCGTGGGGAGGCGGCCCGGCCCTGGGCACGGTGCTGTACGTGAAGTTCGTGCCGATCGGCCAGACACTCGGCTCGGTGTCGCCGCTGACGATAACGTACAACGGCATGGAGTGGGAGCCGTACTCGGTGACGTCGGTCAACGGCAGCCGCAACATGGCGGGCGACCTGTCCATCGGGTGGACGCCGCGCTCGCGGTGGGCCGGGTCCACGCCGTCGGACCCGAACAACTTCGACGTCGAGGTCTGGGACTCCGCGTCGTACACGACACTGGTGCGCACCATAACCGTGTCGGGCGCGACGTCGACGACATACCTTGCGACAGACCAGACGACCGACTTCGGCTCTGCGCAGTCGACCGTCTACCTACGCATCTACCAGAAGAACTCATATGTAGGCAGGGGGTACGTATGGCAGGGAAGTCTTTAGACAACGCAATTATAGGGGATACAACTATGGACGAGGCCACCGTCAGCCCAGAGGGTCGTCTGCTGCTGCAGACTCTTACGGACTCGATACGCGAGCTCAACTCGAACATCATAACGTTGACGCATACTGTCCAGGACAACGAGATAGCGCGCATAGAGTCCGAGGCGCGCATATCGCTGTCGCTGCAGCAGCACGACCAGCGCATCGCCGTCATAGAGGCCGCGCGCGTGCTGGAGGCCAAGGCGGCCGACACCGCGCGCAAGTCGGCCGTCGAGGAGCTGCGGCACAGGGAGAACGTGCGCGTCGGTAAGATGGCCGCGCTTGTCGGCCTGCTCGTGTGGGTGCTGGACCACGCGGCCAAGCTAATCGACAAGCTGCCAAGGGTGCGCGTGCACTAGGCACGGGCAGACTGCCGGCGAACGCCGGCGAAAGGGGACAGATACATGAAACTGAAGCTTCCAAAGTGGAGCACGGTGCTGGGCGGCCTGCTGTCGGGCGCCAGCTTCATCGTGGCGCACCAGGACGCCATCGGCGCCATCCCGGGCAACACGGCAAAGTCGGTCGTCGGCGCAGCGTCGACGGTGCTGTTCTTCGGCGGCCTGCTGACTGCCATGTACGGCACGCCGCCGCACGCGAACACGCCCGAGGGCGGCGTGGACACGTCCGGCAACTAGGGAGGGCAGGCCGATGCTAGTACCGCCAAGGTACATAGACCCGTCCAAGTGCGTGTTCGGCGTCGACCTCTACCACTTGTCCAGGGTGAGCTCGCTGCACGCGGCCAAGGCCGCGGGCATCGAGTTCGCCTGGATCAAGTGCGGTGAGAGCACCAACGTCTTCGACGAGATGCACGACGAGCTCTGCGAGCGGTGCGACGAAGCCGGCATAATCGTCGGCTCGTACTGGTTCGTGCACGCCGACAGGCCGGGGGCCGCCCAGGCCTCGCTGCTAGCGCGGCGCGGCCGGCACCGCAAGGGCGACCTCATAAACATGATGGACCTGGAGACGATGAACGGCGACACCCCGTCGCAGGTCGGCGCCTGCGGCGCGGCCTTCGAGGCGCAGATGCGGTCGCTGACCGGGCGCGGGGCGATCGCCTACGCGTCACAGTCGTTCCTCGAGGACAACGTCATACCGACCCTAGGCGGGTCGGTCAACTACAACGCCGCCCGCTACGGGCGGCTGCCGACCATCGCGTCCAAGTTCGTGCAGTTCGCTGACGGCCAGAACGTGACGGTCGACGTGCCGGGTCTGGGGCAGCCCGTCGACGTCGACCTGTTCTGGGGGACGCTGGAGGAGCTAGTGGCCGGCTTCACCTACTGACCACGGGCCCGGCCGGCCGAGCCACCCCCTACTGTGGGCTGTCGGCACCGCCGGCCTTGGCCTCACTAGGGGCCCGGGCTGCCCACAGTGAAAGTATGGTGCCCCAGCCCGTGAAGCGGTCCGGCAGGCGCCGCCACTCAAGCGGCGCCGACCCGACGACGACCGGGCCTGGCCCGACGACGTACACGACCATGTCGTGTGCGGGCCCACAGAGGGCGACTAGGGACACGCTCCCTGCCCCGGCGTATGTCTCTATCCACGTCCTCTGGTGGGCCTCAAGCAGGCGCCACGGGAACTCGCCCTCCCGTGGCTGCCTGTCCACCAGCTTGACCTCACACGCCACTGCCACGCCGACCGCCCGCATGGCCGCGTCCCTGCCCCCGAACGTGACGTACGCCGTGACGACGCCGCATAGGTCGAAGGGCGCCTTGGCGGCGCCCTCCTGCGGGTGGAACAGCACCCACCCCTCGTCGGCGGCCCCGCGCACCATCGGCGCGTACAGCTCGGCCTCCCTCATTCGCCCGCCTCCTCGTCCCTCCACTTGGCGTCCGACTTCGGGTGACGGAACTGCATGACGCGCAACAGCCAGCCGACCACCGCGCACGGCTCGAACGTCGGCACGAAGTCCCGCCACAGCCTGCCGCTACCGCGGTGCGAAAGCAGCTGCTGGCACGCCGTCTCGGCGTCCTGGATGACGACCCGTATGTTCCTGCCGTCCTCCCACGCTGCGGCCGGCAGGTTGGGTATCCAGTTCTCCGTCGAGGTCGGCGCGAGCGTCGGCGGCCTCTCGCCCTGGTCATTCGCCGGGTGCTCCTCGTAGTAGTGCAGGGAGCCGCACGTATGGTAGTACCTACCGGCGCGCAGGCCGAGGCCGCCGGCCATGGCCAGCTGCACGGTCGTGAACGCGGCGACGTCGTACGGCGTCCCCCAGTTCAGGTCGTTGGACCGCATGTACACGTGCAGCGACAGCATAGGCTCGCCGTCGTTGTCGTGCTCGGTCATGAAGTGCAGCAGGCACGTGCAGGGCACGTCCTTGCTGCCGGCCAGCCTGGTCGGCACGTCGGGCGACCATATGGACGCGACCGCCTGCCGCGTGTGCGGGTCTTTCCTCAGCAGGTCCTGTATCGCCGGCAGCGACTGCACCAGCTGCGGCCCGTACGCGCCGTCGAAGTGCCCCGTGTCCGGGTTGGTCGCGAACGCCATGGCCGGGTTGGCATCGAGTATCAGCCGCGCGTGCGGCTCGCCGCCGAGGCCGGCCAGGTACAGCAGCGTCTCCACCGCCATGAACCTGTAGTTGAGCCGCCGGCTGCGGCCAGAGTACAAGCCGTACTCGGGCTGCGCCAGCTCGAACGTGGCCGGCCTGACCTCCACGCACATCCTGTCGCGCGGCTGGTACCGCGTGCCCTTGGCGGACACAAACGACACCAGGCCGTGGTACGCGTCGTCCATCCCGTCGAACGCTAGGTTGTACACCCCTCTGCCTCCTTTGGGTACTTCATCGTGCCGTCCAGCCCGTACAGGGCGAGGATGGCGGTCGTCTTGTCGTCCAGGTCGTACTCGGCGGTCTCGACCATGGACGCGAACATGTCCCACTCCGGCCCGTAGTAGTCCGGGTTGGCCTCGTTCGCAGGGTCGCGGAACCATGCCACGCGCGATATGCCGTTGTTCACGGCGTCGCCGAGGCAGTAGGCGCACGGCCTCAGGGGCACGAACAGCTCGGACCCCGGCTTGTAGAACGGCGCCCAGCTGATCGCGTTCCTCTCGGCGTGCCGCACGAGCATGAGCTTGCGCGGCTTGCCCCAGTTCTCGGGCGTCTCGGGCATGCCCTTGACCAGCCCGTTGTACCCCATGCTGCACTGCCGGCGGTCCGGGTGCACCAGCACAGCGCCCACCTTCCACACCGGGTCGCGGCTCATCTCAAGCCCCCACAGGAGCGCGGTACGGAGACGCGCCAAGTCGTAGTCTGTCCTGCTCCGCGAACTCCCCTCCAGCTTCGCACTCATCCCTTATGCCCTCCAGCTCTACAATCTGCGCGGCCAGCCTCTCGAAAGCGGCGCGCTTGTCAGCAAGCATGGCGTCGACGAGGGCCACCTGCCCGTCCCTGAACTCGGCTGGCAGCCTGCCCTCCTCGGCGTCCTCCATCGTTATCGGCAGGACGGAGTCGACCTGCGCCGCCACCGTCCCCAGCCTGTGCACCGTCACGAAGCAGGTGAGCGGGTAGTCCTTCGACATCTTGACGAAGGACCCGATGCAGCCCGCCCACCTGCCGGCCGTGACCTGCACCAGGTCACCGCCTTGATACACGGCGCGCCTCCTCCTCTGCTTCCAGGAGGAGCACGCAGTCAAGCGTCGACAGTATCCGCCAGGCCGCGTGCACGAGGTGCTCGGACGGCGTGCCCTCCTGCTTGTCGCCGGCTAGGTACGCGAATATATGCTGCATCGCGTGGTTCAGGTGGTCGTTCGGCTGGTACTCCGTCCAGTGTATGCCGTACTTCTCGTGGCCGCGCTTGGCCAGGGCGGCCACCGCGGCCAGCGCGTGTGGCTGCAGCAGGTCGAACCTGTACGGCGACTCGCTCGCCTTGCCGTCAGCCCTCCTCGGCGCGTCTGGGCCTACGCCCGGCAGGTCAGCCATACGTCTTGTCCCTCCCCTTGGAGGAGCGCTCCTCCATCCAGCCCATGATCGTGTCGGGCCCCCAGCCGTTGTGCTCAGCCATGCGGAACACCTCGTGCCACTTGTCGTCGTGCGACTGCCGCTCGGGCAGGAAGCCCGCTGGGTCGCCGTACAGGTCGCGGAACACGCCCTCTATGTCTGGCGGCGTCCAGCCAGCCGGCTTGATGACCTTGCCGAACAGGTCCTTGAGCACCTTCCCGGTGTCCGGGTGCCGTTTGGCCATGTTGGACCTGTGCACCTCGGCGAAGAACGGGTATATGTCCACGCCGAACGCCACGGCCGTGCCGAGTATAACATACAGCGAGTCGCAGAGCCCGTCGATCGCCTCCAGCAGGTCGTTGCCGTAGATGGCCTTGGCCGTCTCCGTGGGCTCCTCCAGTATCAGCCGTATGCGCAGCAGCTGGTCCCGCAGGCCGGGCTGCGGCCCTATCACCTGGTCGCACGCCTCCATGAAGTCGCGGACCATGGCCTGCATGTCGGGCGCGCGCTGCTCGTCCACAGGGCTTGCGGCACATGGGCCTTCGTGGCCCTCCTCGCGCGAGCACGTCCAGCCGCTCGGCGGCTTTGTGCATGTCGTCATTGCTCCCACCTCCTTAGATTGTCGGGGTACGGGCGGTTGTCCCGTGTGCCGGCCTTGACCGCGCAGTACTTGCGGTACTCGCACAGTGCGTCCTCCACCGACCGGCAGGTGAAGCGGTGCGACATGTCCGGTGGCCACTCCCATCCGCTTGTAGTCGGCATGAGCCGCGTGAGCTGCTCCGCCATGTACGGCAGGTACAGCCACATCTGGTCGTCCGGCGTCTCGTCGTCGCCGGTCAGGGACCGCAGGGCCGGCATGGCGCCGTGCCCGACGTGCGGGAAGTCATTCTCGCTAATGCAGGTCCACGTCAGGTACGTCATGGACGTGAGCACCTCGTACGCCTTGAACGACCCTAGCCGCGGCATGGACGCCTGCAGCCAACCGTGCAGCCAGTGTGCGGACGGCTGTTTTGGCGCGAAGTGCCCGTCCTTCTGTATGTCTGTCTCGCCGTGCAACAGCCTCCAAAGCGTGAGCGCGCAACGCCGTACGTCCTGGTAGTGCGCGTAGCAGTACTCGGCCCACGTCTCGTGCGTCGCGTGCTGCTGGTCGCACGGGAGCAGCGGCCATATCTTGATGACGTCCGACATGAGCGGGCGGTCGTCCCGCACCAACGCGACCGGCCCGAGCCCGCTCATCAGCGTCTCGGTCGTGCGCGGTATAAGGTTGTGCCGGTACGTCAGCACAAGCTCGAGCTGCCTCTGTTGCAGGCTGGTGTTGGGTGTGTGCGGGCCGCCGTGCGCGTCTATCTGCGCCAGCTCCCACACCGTGCCGCGGTCCAGCCGCCGGAACACGTTGCCGAACTTGCCGCCCGCCAGCACAGGGTCGTCGGTCCACGGCGGCTGTGCGCCCGACGACTTGACGCGCCATATGCGCTGCCGCTCGGCTATGAACGCTATGAACGCGTGCCAGCCAAGCTGCTGCGGGTTTATGACCATCTGCGATGGGTGCCTAGCCGGCATAGCTGTCGCCCTCCCCGAGCAGGCCGCCGAGCAGCAGCTCGTCCGACGGCGGCTCCTCGCCGCCGTGCCGCGGGTCGCGCGCCCAGTCGCGCTGCCGCACGCGGGCCCACCTGGACAGGAGAGCGGCCCCGAGCGGGATGCCCCGTGTGTTGGCCAGCTCGGCCGCGAACGTCAGGACGTCCGCCAGCTCGGTCGCCACGTCGCCCTCTGGGCGCGGGAACGCCGGCCCCTCGTGCAGGCCGGTGCCGCGCCATATGTCCTCGATGGCGCGGCGGCTGCTGTCGCCGTAGCCCGCCACGAATATGTGGACCAACTGGCTGAGCGAGCACGTCGCGTCTATCTCGGCTTTGACGCCCTCGCCCTGTTCGTACCGTATGCCCTGCTGGCCCTTGAGCTCGACACGCGCCAGTACACCGAGGTAGCCGGCGATCGCGAGCAGGACAGTCGCGCGGCTGTCGTACTTCTGCACGAACCTCGTCTCAGCGAGCAGCGCGGCGCACGCCTCCCCTACCTCCTCGACCATGCCGAGCGCAGACCTGTCGGGCGTGTGGTCGCCCTTGAACTGTTGCCGCTCCACCCAGCCCGGCAGCTCTGCGCTCGGCATGGTCGAGG